TCTCGCATGCTCCACATTATATTCTGATTTTAAGCTATTTATAAAAATAAGGGACTAAAACAGGGATTTATATCTTATTAAACAAACTCATTGCTGTTTCTTTTGCTTTGTCAGCAATTTCAATATATGGCTTCATTGCAGCGTAGTCTGAATGCCCAGTCCATTTCATTACAATATTAGGTGCGATGCCAAGCATAAGCGCATTGCATATAAATGTGCGTCTTCCTATATGACTGGATAGAAGTTCATACTTCGGTAATATTTCTTCGATCCTTTCATTGCCTTTATAGTATGTAATGGTGGTAGGAGCGTCAATATTACATAGTTTCCCTAGAGTTTTTAAATAGTCATTCATCTTCTGGTTTGATATTCTCGGGAACACGTATCCTTTTGTTCTTATGTATCTTGTCAGAACCTCTTTTGAATATTTATTTAATTCTATACGCAAAGGATCATTTGTTTTTATGGTTGTTACTTCGATGTGATTATCAAATACATAAGACCATTTTAAATTCTGCATGTCAGAGAAACGTAATGATGTGAAGCAGCAGAATAAGAGCATGTCTTTTATCTTTGCCAAGTATCCCATTTCTTCGGGTATAGATGTGTCCTTTATTGCCATAAGCTCGTCCCAAGTAAGATATATTACCTTTCGGGGAATGGTCTTTAGTTTGGGTTTGTATGTCTCATAGGCAAGCTCTTTGTTGTATCCCATTTTGGTAGCCCAACGGAGAAACCATTTAAATATATTAATATCTTTCTTTATTGTTGTATTCTTTAGTGACGGATTTCCTGTGTCATCGGTTATGCTAAGCATATAATCAGTCAGTTTGTTTAGTCCATCTTCTGTAAGGTCTGAAAATTCAAGATTCGGGGCGAAGTTCTGAATATGTTTTTTTACAGTGCGATGTTTTCTGTAGGTAGAATCGGTCCAACTCTTCTCCTTTCTTTCTTTGATGATAAATTCGTCATAATACTCATATAGGCTTTTCCCTTTTTCTTCTATTTTACCCAACTTTAAATTAAACGCATTTCTGAATTCCTCCGCGGTAGGGGAAGTCCCATTTTGCTCAAATGTGTAAAAGACCTCATCGGCCAGTTCCTCATAATGCGATATCTGCCTGTTAATTATTGCTGCTGATACTTTCTTCTTTCCATGGTAGGTGTTTGATTTGCATCTTTGTGCTTCGGATATCCATTTTGATACTTCTACCCGGTATCCTACATTGAATGCTACGGTGTTACCTTCCCATTTAATTCTGTACCTGAGTTTAGCGTCTGTTTTGTCTTTTTCTTTATCTAAAAGGAAAAGGCAGTTTCTTTTGATAATCATAGTGTTATGTTGTTATATGTTTGTTTATTCAGATTAATTATTTTAGAAGTATCATTTTGTTCCGTCTCTATCTTATTGCATACTATAAGATCTAGCTTAATTCCGGAAACAAGCTTTTCCAGCCTATCATGTTGTTCATTCATCTTATGGACAACTTTCTCTAGTTCGTGTATTATATCATTGCTCATAATTAAGGTTTTAATGTCCTTAAAAAAAACATGATAAGATGTTTATTTGTTTAGCTTACATTTTGTTTTTCTAACTGAACTTTCAAATTTGCGTTTTCATCTTTAAGCACTTCGACAACATTTAGCAAATCATCCATACGTGTTTGGTATGTTTCTATTACTTTGATAAGGACTTCAATAGTCTTTTTACTATCTATTTGTTCTCCCTGTAAATCTATGTTGATATTTTTTGTTTCAATTTGATGTGGTGCGGATGTTTTATTCGTTTTTGATTCTAAGTAGGGTGATGTGGGTTGAGGCTTAAGCATATCTCCTTCACCACGGAGTAGCCATTCCGATGAAATATCTTCAAATGAGCTTAGTATTTTTGATATTGTATCAAGACTAATAGAACGTTCTCCTCGCAATTGTTGATTTATTGTTTTTTGGTTTGAACCAATCATTTTTGCAAACTGACTCTCTGAAACAGATTTTTGTCTGCAAATGCTAATAACCCTTTGTAAAACACCTTCTTCCATATTTTGTTATTTAGAATTATAATAAATAGAGCTATTGAGCTAAGTTTTTTCTTTTAAAATATTGTTTTAAGTTCAAAAGCTCTTATATTTGCAGCGTGAAAAACGAATTAATTTAGTTCCGTTTCGCAACGACAATAATTAATATACAAATATATGAATAAAAAAGAAAGAACCAAAGAAATCCCACGGGTAATCGTTCCGCAAGGTGCACAAAAACGCATCGCATCTCATTTCGGGGTTAGCGGTGAAACAGTACGCAAAGCATTAAAGTACATTATTAACACTGAACTCGCAGTAAGAATAAGGGAAGAGGCGATAAAGAATTATGCTGGCGCAGAATCCATTATAAAAATAAGAGTATAACAATTTAAAACAAACTGTCATGATACCCATAAAAGATGAAACCAGATTGATAGACCTCACAATAGGCGAACTTAAGAGCGTGTTAAGTAATATAATCCGTGATACGATGTCGGGATGTGATGTCAAGGACAAGGAACAGGATTACGTGTACGGGCTTAAGGGTATATGCCAGTTGTTCGGTTGCTCTAAAAATACTGCAGCAAAGTTAAAGGATGGAATATTGAAAAAAGCGGTATATCAGGATGGTCGTAGAATCTTGACTGATCCGGTGATGGCAAGGAAGCTATTCAACAACTATTATTCAAAGAAGAATTAATAAAATGAGCAAAGCAACCGATTTTATAAATAATAAATGCTACCAGCTTGGCAATCCGATAGAGCCGTTGATTTTTAAAGCTGACGCATTGGAGGCTGTTAATATCGCATCCAAGGAAATAGAGGAACGAGCTGTGAAAGTGTACCGACAGTTATGTCCTTGTTATCAAAATGGGAAATGCAAGCATTATCCCCACAACCAAAAACAAGGTAGCCAAATATGTGATATCGAATGTGATCGTATAAGTCATCTAAAGAAACAACTGGCTTGTATCTCAACAGATAAATAAATTTCTTCCCTCCCGTAAGATTCGTGGTAACAACCGGTTTAAGCCGTTGAGGGGAGCTGCTAAAAGTTCTTTCACATCATTGTAAATGCTCATATGGTGTAACTCATAAGCCGTATAATGCAGACAAACGGACTGATTATAGGAGTCAATACCAGCAGGGATGCCGTGACGTATTGAGGGTCTATAATAATAATTGATTGAACATACTTTCGGTGCACCGATTTGTCCTTAGTGCATTAAGTAAACTTGGTTGGGCACAAGTACCGCCGAAAGGTCTAATATATCCCCTCCCGTAAGATTCGTGGTAACAACCGGTTTAAGCCGTTGAGGGGAACAATATAAAAATTTGTATTATGAAAACAGCTAATTTTATCCTGTCTATATTTGCCGCACTATGTTCTTTAGGAATGATTTATGGTGCGATAGTTACGGAAAGTCCTATAAAATCCGTATCGGTGATTATATTTTCCATTATCTCATTATTTTGTGTGAGATTGGTGGTAATGACATATAAAGAGTTAAAGGAATATGAATGATTTTTTCATCTAGTTTTTTTGTTATTTTCATAAAGTTAATGTTGTCTGTCCGTGCCGGTGTGTGAATATAGGTACGGAATTTCACCGTCCAGGTTGGTACTGTCTAAGGATATAAGCATAAATAATCATCTGTTTTAATCTCTACTTTCATTTAACGGATAGTACGGCGGTTCGATTCCGCTGACGGTGGCAAAAAAACTCTGATTTTCTTTGGTGTTTTAGAAAAAGGGAGTATATTTGCAGCGACCTACATAATGAATGGCGAGTGACGCTCGCTTTTTAGTGAGCATTTTTTATGCTTGCAAGTTTGCTGCAATCAATATAGCGGTTGTTACCCCCGTGTGGTGAAGTTAATGCTCACCCTGCCATTCATTGGTGTAGGTCAACGGGAAAGGACAGCCGTTTCTCTGTTCTATAATGCCAAAATAAAAAGACCTACAATTATGGCAAAAGAATTAAATTCAAACAAAAAAACGATGAGTTCTCTTGAGATTGCAGAACTCGCAGGTAAACAACACAATGATGTGTTAAAGGCTATCCGTGCAATGGAACCGGCATGGGAGAAAGTTACTGAGGGGAAATTTTCCCTCAGTGAATACAAGGATTCAACAGGCAGGACTTTGCCTTGTTATGAATTAAACTATCAAGAATGCATGTACATTGCTTCCAAGTTCAATGACGAAACAAGAGCGAAGTTAGTCCTTCGTTGGGATGCGTTGGAAACAGGGAAAGCAGAACCAATAATCACTTTGGTAAAAACAGAAGTGAAACAACCAACCATCTCCGACAAAATGAAAGCAGCTACATGGGCGGCAAAGTTCTTGAACCTGAATGAAAGCTCAAAGCTGATTATTGCAAAACAGATACTTGAACCGTACAATCTTCCTCTTCCCGACTATACCCCATCAAAAGGAGTACTCAAATCAGCTTCCAAATTATTGGCGGAAATGGGGCTGAAAAAACAAATATCGGCACAGGTATTCAACAAAAGAGCAATTGAAAAAGGCTACCTGTATGATATAGAGAGAGATTCTTCCCACGGTCAGAAAAAACAATTTAAATCAATCACAGAAAAAGGTCTTTCTTATGGAGAAAACCAAGTAAGCCCAAATAATCCAAGAGAAACGCAGCCGCTATGGTATGCGGACAAATTTAGTGAATTGTTAGGCATATTAGGTTTCCAATTCATGGGAGGGTTGCCTTATGAAAACTAAATTATCCTCTCTGTTTTTAATGCTAGTACTCACTATCATTAATCCCATCTTGTTTATAATTCCTTTTTTATTGTGCTTCATTTCAGCGAAGAAAGGAGGTCTGTTATGAAACAGTACGACTTTACTTCATTTAATGAGATGCTAAACAATTTCATTACCCCTGAGGAATTAGCAAAGAATATCGTGCAATTACTCTTTAACTACGCTTCCATTGTTGACGAAGAATCATTGGGGCAGTTTAAAGATGATGTAGGCACGCTGTACATCATACACGAGGAAATAACCAAGATAAAGTAAAATCGATAATTTGTTAAAGTGGAAGAGCCTGAATTTAAAGGTGAGAATTCTCACCTTTAAGAAAACGCTGATTATAAAGACTTTCCAAAATCAATCGTGATGAAAAGAGATTGCGTCATAATAATTAGGATAAGTCATAAGTGATAGATTAAGTCGTTTAGGTTTTGCTCCTGTAGTCTGTGAAGATAGCAGGAGCTTTTTAATTGGAAACAAGTTAAGTTATCATGAATAAAGATATTATAAAAATGAAAGCCAAGGAGTATGCGGATAGTATACGAGGGCTTACCCATAAAAAGACAGCATCAGTGGATTTTGAGAAAGGTGCTCAATTTGTTTTGGAATCCATGAAATGGAGGAATGCAGAAAAAGATCCTCCACCATTGGGCACAAGAGTGCTTGTAAAGAGTTCCGGGAAATTTGTGAATACCGGGATGTTGGTATTCGATAGTGAGCATAAGAAGAACATTTGGATATGTGGAAATACTAACCGGGCATGGGACATTGATTTTTGGAAACCATTGCCGCAATAATTAGATAAACTTAAAATAAATGGTTATGAAGAAAGGTGATAAAGTACGTGAGATAGGTGATACGTTGACAGGTACAATAGTTTATATCGCTAACGGATATGCTGATGTCAAATATCCTAATATGAAAGGTGTATGCTCGTTGCCGATCCAATTTCTTGAAAAGGTATGAGAACTGTAAGCCAGATAAGCGATGAATTGGAAAAACTTTATTCAGAGCTTGATATAGTCCAGTCAATGAGTGAGGAATCGGTAAGGCTCACATTCAATGCTGAATGTAAGGGCAAGTATATATCCTTGCTTAATGAAGAAATCGATTCTCTAGAAAACGAACTTGAAGAAGTGGAAAGATATCATGGCAGGAAGCGGAACTTTGTAAGGACTGCGGACCTGCCTTTTTTGTGTTGGTAAATAATAATTTTATAATGAGTGAACAGTTAATATACAGTAAGATAGCCAATATTTTCAAAGAGACAAAGGCTATCACTAAATCGGAGAAGAACCAGCAACAGGGATTCAAATTCCGTGGGATTGACAACGTTATGAACGAACTTCATGAATTATTCTCAAAAAATGAGGTGTTCATACTACAGGAAGTGCAGAACTTCACAACGGAGAACAGGATAACGAAATCCGGCGGTACGAACACATTTACAAGGGCTACGATAAAGTTTAGGTATATGACCACTGATGGCAGCTTTGTGGAAACTGTAAATGTGGGTGAAGCAATGGACGCAGGCGATAAAGGAATGAATAAAGCAATGAGCATAGCGTTGAAATATTCTTTGCTTCAATTGTTCCTGATTCCTACAGAAGAGCAAAAGGACCCTGATAGTACAACACCTGAGGAAACGGATTTCCTTGCGATGGCATTGCAGGAAGTAAGATCAAGCCTGTCAATCGAGACATTACAGGTAGTATGGGGAAATTATAAGGAATTACAGAGTGACAAACGTTTTGTTGAAGCGGTGGCAAGAAGGAAAGGAGAACTGAAATGAAACTAATCAAATCACAAGTCGTTTTCAATCCCGATGAACATACTTATATGCTAGGGGATAAGGAACTAAGTGGTATTACTTCCGTGATAGGCAGGCAGCTTTTCCCCGATAAATACCGTGATGTTCCCGAAGACGTGTTAAGGAAAGCGGCTGAAAGGGGTACTATGATCCATAGTATCTGCGAACTTGTCGATGATATGGGGATAACTCATGACAGCGATGAAGCACAAGGATACAAGGAACTGAAAGATGATTGGGGATTGAGGTACGAATGTTCTGAATATCTTGTATCTGACAATGAGCACTATGCAAGCTGTATCGACAAGGTTTATCGCGAAAATGAAACTGATTTTACTTTGGGGGATATAAAGACCACTTACGTGCTTGACAAGGAATCTGTAAGATGGCAGTTGAGTATATATGCATACTTTTTTGAGTTGCAGAATCCGGGATGCAATGCAGTAAGGCTTATAGGTATATGGTTGAGAGGTAAAAACCATGAGATAGTAGAAGTCGAGAGAATACCATCAGAAGTTGTAATGAATCTGTTGAAATGTGATTCGGAAGGCAGACAGTTTGTGAATCCCTATTCCATATCCCCTGTTACTCTTCCTGACGAGTACCGAAAGATGGAGAGGACAATACAGGAAATTGTATCACAGGCAAAATATTGGTCCGATAAAAAGAAAGAAATAACTGATGGCGTTATGATGGCTATGGTAAAAGCCGGTGAATATAATTGGAAAGGTGATATCATATCATTTACTCGCAAAAAGGACACTATCAGAAAGGATTTCGACAAGAAAGCGTTTGAGAAAGATTATCCTGATTTGTATAAGAAATATTTAAAAGAGATTCCAGTAGTTGGAAGTGTAACATTAAAAACAATATAATTATGGCAATTTTAAGTGGTTCTATCTGTCTCTCTGATATACCTCGTGAGCAGATGAAGAAAATTAAGTGTAAAGATGGAGTTGAAAGAATCTATGTGAATGTGGCTGTTATCGAACGCAAAGAGAAGTCCCAGTTCGGGCATACGCATTTCATCACTTGTTCTCCTAAAAGAGAGGAACGGGTAGAAGGAAGGAACTATATCTGCGGAGACCTCAAAGAGTTTGTACCTCAGAATACATCACCTAGCCCAGAGGATATAAATAATGCGCCAAGCGTGTCGGATGATGATCTGCCATTTTAGCCTATGAAATACGATGGTTCCAATCCTCTCCACGTCCAGCAGGCAAGAGCGAAGCTGGAGAAGTTGATAAAGGAACAGAAGGTGTTTGAATTGACGGAAAAGAAACCCCAAAGATCTTTAAATCAGAACAAATACCTTCATGTCTGCCTTGCTTATTTCGGTTGCCAGGTCGGCGAGACGATGGAATATGTAAAGCGGAACTACTACAAGATTCTCTGCAACAAAGACACTTTCGTCCGTGAGAGAGAAGACAAGTTTCTTGGGAGAATAAAATACTTAAGAAGTTCGTCTGACCTTGATAGTACAGAGTTTAGCCTTACCATTGAAAGGTTTCGGAATTTCGCGAGTGCCCAATGTGGCATATATATCCCATCTCCAGACGAAGAACGTTTGATTCAGTTGATGGAGATAGAGGTCGAACAAAACAAATTTTATATTTAAATGAAACTTACTTTGACAAAACAAGAAGTGCTTCTCATTCAGTTACTTCTTCATGTTTATAAAAATGAGTTGCCCGATGACGGAACGGAGAAGCATGGACGTTTTGTCGGGAAGCTGTACAAGAAAATCAAAAGACAAGTTATTAATCAATTAAAGCAATAAAATTATGGAATCGAATATTTCGCGCGATCATATTACGCTTGAAGCAATGAAGTGCATGATGATGAAAGCAAAACGCAGAAGAACTTTATGGAACAGGGTTGTCACATTGTTCAACCCTTATGCGGAAAAAAGCGTATGCAACTTTAACACACAGAGTACAGCAGAGATGGCATATCAGTTTGCCGATGCAATGATTAAGGAACGTAACAAGACAAAGGAGGAATGATATGTATTACGAGGTAAAGTTAAAGGTGATGAAAACTAACAAGGACGGTCTTGAAAAAGAAGTAAAAGAACACTTCATTACAGACTGTTCACTTTTTGCAGAAGCGGAAGCCAAAGGGCTTGAACAGTACGCATCTGATAATATGGAATCTGATGTCTTCTCCATTTCACGTTCAAACATCATTGAGATAATCAACGAAAAGACAGAAGACAAGCCATTCTTCAAGGCTACCATTGTAGATACTCAAATTGATGAGAACGGCAATGAGAAAGAATTGAAATACTATAATTTGGTTTGTGCAAAGGATTTAAAGGAGGCAAACACTTTGATGGAACAACATCTTTCACAAGGTTTGTCTGATATGAGATTGGATGCGATTGTTAAAACCAAAATAATTGATTTGATTTAGTTATGGAAGAGTTTATTTAAGATTGGTTCATTCCGATGGACTTCGGTAATGATATGCCGGATGAAGAACCTAACGGTGAGGATAATTTTAATTTTGATTGAATATGGGAAAGAAATTTGAGCTAACAGATAAGTTTATAATCAATGTTTTTGGAATAAAGTTATTCCAAATCAAGTGTACAAAATCTTTCAAATATGCCCAAAAAGGTGATTTGGGAGGATATGTTGAGAAAGAAGGGAACTTAGACCAAGAAAATGATGCTTGGGTGTCCGGCGATGCTCAGGTGTCCGGCAATGCTCGGGTGTACGGCAATGCTTGGGTGTCCGGCGATGCTCGGGTGTCCGGCAATGCTTGGGTGTACGGCAATGCTCAGGTGTCCGGCAATGCTCAGGTGTCCGGCGATGCTCAGGTGTCCGGCGATGCTCAGGTGTCCGGCAATGCTCGGGTGTACGGCGATGCTCGGGTGTCCGGCGATGCTCAGGTGTCCGGCAATGCTCGGGTGTACGGCGATGCTCAGGTGTCCGGCGATGCTCGGGTGTCCGTCGATGCTCAGGTGTCCGGCAATGCTTGGGTGTACGGCAATGCTCAGGTGTACGGCGATGCTCAGGTGTCCGGCAATGCTCGGGTGTACGGCAATGCTCAGGTGTACGGCGATGCTAATATAAAAAACAACAACGAGCATTGCGGATTTGACGGTTTCGGCTCATGCAATCGCCACACTCACGCATATTTGACAAAAGAAAAGAAAGTGGAAATAACCTGTGGATGTTTTCGTGGTAGCATTGAAGAATTTGAAAAAAAGGTGGAGGAAACACATTCGGGAACAATCTACGAGAAACAGTATAAAGCCATCATCAATGTTATTAAAATTAAATTTGGGTTGACTGATTGATATAGTCGGGCATTTGTTTACATGCCTGCTCGGTCTGTGAAGATGTGGCGGGCGAAAATGGGGGTGCGCAGTGGAGTGCTTTTGACTTTCGAGAGGTGCACATGGTAGAAAGTACGGTACGTGAGATATAAGGAGTAATTAACCTTAGAAGTAGCGCAAAAGGATAAGTCCTTAATTGGGTGTTCGAATCGCCCCATCTCCACATAAATGTGAGCCACACATAAATGGCATGGGTTAATAAATAATGGTTGTGCCCCGGAGAATACGCTTCGGGGCTTTTAATTAAAAAGAGAGAATGAGACATTTAGAAGATCAGCTTCAAAAGGCTATTATTCAATATTGGGATTTTAAATACCCTAAATGGACGAAAAGGCTCCACCATTCTCCCAATGGAGGGAAGCGTAATGCTATTGAAGCTTCCAAGTTCAAGCAGATGGGTGTTCGTGCTGGATTCCCTGATTTGATACTGCTTATACCAAATAGATTCTATCCCTTTTGTGGTATTGAATTAAAAGCAAAGACAGGCAGACAGTCAGAGAATCAGAAAGCCTATCAAAAGGAATTTGAGAGTATTGGGGCAAAATATGTTGTTGTCCGATCATTGGACGAGTTTATTAAAGTGGTGGATAATTATTTGAAAGATATTTGAACTTTATTTTGGTGTTTTGAATTTGAGTTGTATCTTTGCGGTGAAAAGTTCGCCAAACTTTGATTTTATATAGCATATCGAAAGTGGATATTTTTATATCTACTTGACAGCTTTTATCGCAAAGATATAGCCGTTAGTTTTCCCTACGGACTGCTTTCGTTATGCGAATTTAGTCGGAGTTTGGCGACTTTGGGAGGCTAACGGCTTTCCTTTTATACATAACTCAAATTTCATCGTATGCCAAACTCCATGAAATTAGAGCAGAAGCGAAGTACAGTAACTTCTACATCTACGTTATCGGCTAACGTAAAAGCCATTTTCATGTTATTAATGCTAGTACTCACTATCATTAACCCTATCTTGTTTATAATTCCCTTTTTATTGTGCTTTATCTCAGTGAAGAAAGGAGGTCTTCTATGAAACAGTACGACTTCACTTCATTCAATGAGATGCTAAACAATTTTATTACCTCTGAGGAATTAGCAAAGAATATCGTGCAATTATTCTTTAACTACGCTTCCATTGTTGACGAAGAATCATTGGGGCAGTTTAAAGATGATGTAGGCACGCTGTACATCATACACGAGGAAATAACCAAAATAAGATAAAAATATAATTAACCAAGTGTTGGTAGCCTTATACAAGGCTGCCACACCTCTTATATCATAAATCATGAAAACAATAGGAGAAATAATGAATGAAATAGAACATATACCTAAATGCCCTAAAAGTGGGGAAGTCAATTTGCTTTATTTAATTGGAATAATGAAAAGTGGTCATGGGAAGAAATAGAAAATTAGGACTTGATTATTTCCCTATGGACGTGGATTTCTTTCAGGATATACGCATTAGAAAACTAATCAAGTATCAAGGCGGTAAAGCTGTAACTGTATATGCTCTCCTGCTATGTATTATCTACAAACAAGGGTACTACGTGAGGTGGGATGATGAGTTGCCCTTTATTATCTCGGAACAAACCGGGTTTGAAGAGGCGTATATACAGGAAGTCTTTAAATGCTGCCTGATAGTCGGGTTGTTTTCTAAAAAACTGTATGATTCTGACAAAGTAATTACATCGAAGGGGATTCAGGAACGTTATAAGAGTATTTGTGACCAGTTGAGACGTGTATGTCAATTTGATGAATTTGGACTTATTTCCTCCGAAGAAATAGGCATTTCCTCCGAAGAAATAGGCATTTCCTCCGAAGAAATAGGCATTTCCTCCGAGAAAAAGCCTATAAACTCCGCGAAAAGTACACAAAAGAAAAGAAAAGGAAATAATAAAGAAAACTCTATAAATAGAGTAAAAGAAAAAATGGGTTCTGATTTTGGAAGTTGTGATATACCCCTCAGTGAATTGCAACATGAGCTGTCAGCAGATAGCGGATGGGAAGAAGCAATAAGGCTTCATTTGTACCGTAACGGGATAAAGGTTTTCGACCATGATATGTTTCTTCTATGGCTTGACAAGTTCGTGATAAGCCTAAAAGCCGGAGGAACTATCTCGAAAGACAGGAAAGGCTTTATGGAGCATTTCAGAAACTGGATATTGACTGAGATAAAAAGAGGGGCTACAAATTTGTTTCAGGATACGAATGATGCTTTGCTGAAATCTTCCGAATGCAACAAGACATATCACAAATTCCTGTCGTATATCAAGAAACAAGCACCGTATTGTTTTTCCAATATGCGATTGCCTACGGAAGAAGAGTTTTTGCTTTTACGAGACAAATATGGGAACGATATGTTTAAAAACGCATTATGCACAATTGAAGGCAGAGTAGACATCCGTTCCAAATGGGATGTTTTGTATAACGCTGTTTTAAAACAATTTGAGTTTATGAAAGATGAAAAATGAAATAATACCGAGTGGAATGCGTATATTACCAAGAGATGAAGAATGTGAGAAACGTGTTCTTGGGACCATTCTAAGCGAGAGAGATACCATTTACGAAGTGAGGGATATCCTTACTGAAAATTGTTTCTATAACGATTTTCACAAACAGATATACAGGACTGTATTGGAGATAACAGATTCCGGAGGAAGGGCCGATGCTGTCAGTGTGAAATCAAAACTGGAGTTCTCCTATCCGGACTTTAGTTTATATGAGCTGGTAAAGATTTCAGGAATGTACACATTCGATCTGTATCAATATGCGTGCAGACTTCATGATCTGATGATACGAAGACGTTTTTTTGATATTGGGAGTTATCTTGACAGTAACGCTTTTAATGAGAAGGAAGATATTGCCGATGTCGTGCAAAAAGTGTCAGACCAGCTTGCTAATCTGTTCTCATCCAATTGTAATTCTATCAGCACAGTCAAGGAAAGCATAGAATCCGTGTATGAAACGATAAACCGCAACATGTCGGGAAAAACAGAATTGACAGGTACACCGACCGGATTTGACAAGATAGACGGGAAAACAGGCGGGCTTCAAAAATCAGACCTGATAATAATTGCGGGTGAAACAAGCCAAGGAAAAACTAGCCTTGCTGTAAGCATGATGAAAAACGCTGCAATAGCAGGTGCTAAGATAGCCATGTATTCAATGGAGATGAAGAAGGAACAGATTACGTCTAGAATCATTTCAATGATAAGTGGTATTCCTTCAAATGTTATACTTTACTCACCGCTTTCCGGTATGCAGTTGGAAAATGTAGACCGAGCTGTGGATACTGTATCAAAAATGCAAATCTATTTCGATGACAGGAGCACGTCCAATATCGACACGATAATATCCTCAATCCGTCAAATGAAATTAAAAAATGGGATAGACGGGGCTGTGGTTGATTATTTACAGATTTTGAATGTTAACATGAAGGGAAGTAACAAAGAACAGCAGATGGGAGAGGTTGCAAGAAGGCTGAAGAATCTGGCAAAGGATTTGGATATATGGATTATTGCATTGTCACAGATGAATAGGGATAATCTTAACCCTGTACCTACATTGGCAAGGTTAAGGGATAGTGGACAGATAGCGGAAGCAGCAGATATAGTCATGCTGATTTATCGCCCCGAGGTAAAAGGGAAACGTTATCCTGATGAGTTTTCAGACGTGGACACAAAAGGAACTGCCATGATTGATATAGCTAAAGGCAGGAATATAGGGCTATTGAAGTTTATCTGTGGTTTCAATGCCGCATCTACTCACTTTTACGACTTGAACATTATTCCCATATCAAGTAATAGCACTGAAGAGGATAACAATCCATTTTAAATATGGCAAAGAAAGTCAAACCGGAAATTGTATATGTCAAATGCCGGAACTGCAAGAATGCTTCGGACTTCGGGGACAATTCTGCGTATTGCAGGGCCAAAGGGCATAGAGTGTGCGCCTGTGACAGATACGGGCAAATTTGTAACAGTTTTCAAAAGAAAGAATCATAACGAAAAAAGGAGAAATTTATGAATACCGAGATGCAGACAAAGATACGTGAATGGGAAGCGGAACGCGACAGGAACCTACGCATCCACTGTCCTCTTGTAGCCGCCAAATTCCAAAGATGGATTGACAGGGCGAAGAAAGAGGACGATAGACCGCATTCCCAGCCCCGTGACAAGATTTTCAACAAGAAAGCCTGTAGTTGATACTTTCATGTAGGAAAATTCATTGTACGGCTTTAAAATAGGTTGTATCAAATAAAATAATTGATAAAAAATATACGATCATGCAAGGAACAGACAAACTGAATACGATAACCAACATCGTATTTGTCCTCACGGACGTTTTAGAAACCAACCTTCTAGAAATGCAGCAGCAATACAAGAAGGAAGGCTTTGAATTGCGGCACGATTCAAAAAGAAACTTCAACACAGCCATAGCCGCGATAAAGAGATTGAAAAGTGATGTGAATCATTGCAGCGAATCCACTCAGGAAAACTTCGGCAATGATTCTGACATGGTGAACGCCATGTTGCTCACACTGATTGACAGATGCGGTGATGATGACAACCTCGCTTATAAGATGTACGAATACATTAAATCTTTCCCGTCCAAACTGAATTTGGATCTGGATTTGGATAATGCGTTCAGCCATTTGTTTAGAAAATCATGAAAACTGCTGACGGTTATCCTGTGGTATGTTACGGTGCAAAAGGGAAATACGGTATATATCGCATCTGCCGCCGTTGTGCCATATACCGTAAATACGATTCGATTCCCGAAAAGCCATGCTACAGGCTTCATGGAATACATCTGTTGGGCAAAAGGGAATGCCCGATCTTTGAACAAAAAATTATCGAAATATCAAAATAACGAAAAATAAACAATATCATGGAACAGAAAATAAAGGCTTATAAAGCATTTGATAAGGATTTATCTTGTAGAGGGTTTAAGTATGAAGTAGGTAAGGAGTATGAAGAAACAGGCGACATAAAGGCATGTGAGAAAGGTTTTCATGCATGTCCTTATCCTCTGGATGTTTTTGGTTACTATGCGCCGGCCGGGGCAAGGTTTTGTGAGGTTGAGCAGAGTGGTAAAATAGACGATTCAGGAAGTGACAAGGTTTGTTCTTCAAAAATTAGAATAGGTGCTGAGCTTGATATAAGGGGGCTTGTGAAAGCAGCTGTATCTTATGTCAAGAAACGGTGTACTAACGAGTGTAATGCGGAACCGGGGAAACCTGCCACGGCTGGTTATAGTGGTGCTGCTACGGCTGGTTATAGAGGTGCTGCCACGGCTGGTGATAGTGGTGCTGCCACGGCTGGTGATAGTGGTGCTGCTACGGCTGGTAATTGTGGTGCTGCTATGGCTGGTTATAGAGGTGCTGCCACGGCTGGTGATTATGGTGCTGCCACGGCTGGTGATAGTGGTGCTGCCACGGCTGGTAATTGTGGTGCTGCTACGGCTGGTTATAGAGGTGCTGCCACGGCTGGTTATAGTGGTGCTGCCACGGCTGGTAATAGTGGTGCTGCCACGGCTGGTAATTGTGGTGCTGCCACGGCTGGTGATTATGGTGCTGCTACGGCTGGTAATTGTGGTGCTGCCACGGCTGGTTATAGTGGTGCTGCTACGGCTGGTGATTATGGTGCTGCTACGGCTGGTAATTGTGGTGCTGCTACGGCTGGTGATAGAGGTGCTGCCACGGCAAGAGGAAAGGCTTCAACAGGATCTAATGGTTTGTCAGTAGCAAGAGGAAAAAATGTTCAGGTAAAAGGCGGAATAGGTGCAATTTTGGTCATAGCTGAGGAAAAGGAAGATACGTATGATATTGTTGATTGGAAGGCTGTAGTAGTTGATGGTGAGGTTGTCAAGGCTGATACATGGTATAGACTGGAAAACGGTGAGTTAGTGGAAGTTGATTAACAGTTGACTGATAATACAATTAGAATTTAATTGATAATAATTACCATTTACCTGACATCAGGAAAATGGTTCAAAACCCGAATAGATATGAGTGAATTATATATACCGCCTGAGCGGCCTGAGAGGAATCTTGTTAATGGCCAGTTTTTAAAAGGTTGTACTCCACATAATAAAGGGAAGAGAATGACCTATCATTCAAAGTGGACGAAGCGTAGAAGTTTACAAGGTTTGGTAAAAGGTCGTGGAGCGCATCATAAAACTGGTGCAGGTATGAATAAGAAATCTGTTGTCGTTATTAAAGACAGGAAGTTGATAGGTGTATATGCTTCTGTCAATGAGGCTGGTGCAAAATTATGTATTACTCCATCTCACATAAGTGATGTTTGTTTAAAAAAGAAAGGTCATAAAACGGTGAGAGGCTATAGAGTGTATTTTGAGAACGATAATGCATGGTTAACAGAAATTGATTATTAATATGACAAAAGAAGAAGCATTTAAAATATTTCATATAGAAGATTTAAGAGATCTTCCTGATGCAGTAATGCGTATTCTTGACGGTTCTGTAGAATTACGCAATAAAATCTATAACGAATTGATCCGTATGAATGATTACGATATGTCTTATGATTGGTTTCAGGCTTTGTATGAGAATGAATTGTCAGAGCGGAAGCAGAAGAAACAGGATTTCACACCAAACTCCCTTGGAATCCTTTGTTCTAAATTAACCAGCCAGGCTGGTTCGATACATGAGCCTACAGCCGGAAATGGTTCTATGATAATCGCTGATTGGTGGCAGCGGTGCCACAACAAGATTCCTTGGGAGCACTTTCCATCGCAGAATATGGTGACATGTTGGGAGTTGTCTGCACGATCAATACCTATTTTGCTCCTTAATTTATCAATTCGCGGGATTATGGGGTACGTTTATCATGGCGACGTTTTGGGAAAATCCATAAAAATGAAGTATATTCTTCTAAACCGTAAAGATGATACTTTAGGGTTTAGTGATATTATAAAGGATCCTGAACATAAACTTATCATAAAAAGCAATATACAATGACGATTCAAGAGATATACAATAAATGGCTTCCTGTTAAGCGCAAGTTAGTAAAGGAAAGTACATGCTCCACTTATGTCTATCAGTTCACACAAAAAATACTTCCGATATATGGAGATAAAGACCCGGAATATGTTACTAATGACGAAATGCAGAGATTTATGCTGTCTTTGATTGAAGAAGGGTTATCTGTGAAAACAGCTAAAGACATATTCATCTCTTTTAAGATGCTATTGTATTATGCAATGGAACGATTTGGTGTAAGATATATTAAATATCGTGTTCAGTTTCCTACTGCCAATATGGAAGCAACTAAAGATCTTGAAGTATATACAGAATTTGAACAAAAAAAAATAATCTCGTACATAGTGGATTATCCGAAACCTAAGCGCTTGGGCATTCTAATAGGCTTGTGTACAGGTATGAGAATTGGTGAAATTTGCGGACTGAGGTGGGAGAATATAGATGTTGATAACAAATGTATCCATGTAACTCATACTATTGAACGAATTATGGATATTGACACCCGAAAAACCAAGGTTATAGAATCTACTCCCAAGACTATAGAAAGTCGCCGTGATATTCCGATAGGCCGTGATTTACTCGGTATCTTGAAAAAATTCAAGGCTTGCTATAATGATAGTTTTTATGTCACTACTGGAGATGAGAAGTTTTGTGAGCCAAGGGTTTACCGAAACTATTACAGGCATCTCGTTTTGAATGAAGTTGGATTGGACAGGTGTATTAAGTTCCACGGTCTAAGGCATTCATTCGCCACACGCATGATTGCATCTAAAGCCGATATGAAGACAACGAGTCGTATCTTAGGACATTCAGATGTATCTACGACTATGAATCTATATGTTCATCCATCAATGGATGATAAACTGGATGCGATAAACAAGTCCATGAAAAACTTATTCAAATAACTCAAAACCATATTAGAAATGAATACAACTTTTGAAAAATCGGCTAATAGTACCGATGAATGGTACACACCGAAAGAAATTATAGACGCATTAGAACAGTAATGAATAAAACTCAAAAGGAATTGTTAGCAAGGCTTATGACTGTTACAAATAGTCTTGGAGGTACGCTTGACGGAACTGCAACTTGTGAGCAAAAGTATATTGATAGACAACGTGCTCACATGCTCTCATACAAGGTCATATATGGTTTATTTGGCGATAATCCTAATAATCCCTATCGTGAAGATGATATAAATAATGCCTATAAAGCTATTGAGGAAATGGAGAAACTGGAACAAAAGGTATATCCTGACCGGAGTGGCTTTTTGAAGGATGAAGAAAAACAATAACCCTCAAATCGGAATAGATATGAACGAATTGGAACAAGATAAAAGATATGTTTTTGGAGATATGATTATAGTAGCCACTACTGATTTTGACTTTAATCCTATCCTAAAAATTAGCACAGATGCCGGAAATGTGATTGTAATGCCATCATCCGATAATAAGATAATTGTAAAATCAACTGTAGATAAATAACTCTCAAGACCAGATTAGAAGGAGGTAATTATGGGATCATTTATAGCCCAACAGCCAAACGGCTTATATTGTAGGTTTAGTACAATTGTTGATACAGTCACGCACTACAATATGACAAAAGATGATTACATAGAAGTATGCAAAGACCGATTAGGAAAGAAACGTGGAGAAGAAGAGGCTAATGATATTTTAAAAAACTATCTGCACCCTTTTAACGATGTTCTTGAACAATTCATTCCTAATAATGATTCGGTTGAAGAGTTTAATATCCGCTTGAAAGAGATGGGATATATGGATGAGTTTAAGTTTAATGGATAATCCTCAAAACGAACTTAGATTGAACAATTATGAGACAGGAAAGAAAAATAGGAGAAGTATTTGAATGTGATGGGGCCAAAATTATCGTGAAAAAAGATAGCGATATTATATGCGGATGTGATAAATGCTTCTTTAATTGTAAACCAGAATGCAATGATCATTATTGCATTTGTAATGTGAGACAAGATAACCAAGATGTACACTTTGAAAAGTTCGAGGATTAATAATGGCAGTAAAATTTAGACACAAGGAAACGGGATTGTTCTTTTGCAGGGCAAAGGGATTATCCCCTTCAAGAAGAGATTATGACAAACTTGGAGAAGAAGGTATTTTTAGGAAAAGGCATTTGTCTAAGCGAGGAAGAATCTATGAAACCGCAACTGAAAATCAGAAACGGGATTGGATTGGTAAGGAACATGCAGATGAATTTGAAATAGTACAAGTATGAAGTGTGAAACAATACAATTATCCCCTGGTTTTGTAGCTGCCTATAAGAAACTATTGACCAACCCAAAGAAAAATGGATTTTCTTTCCGTCCGATAACCGAATGTTTCAGAGAAATCGAAACGGTAACTCCAAAGCATGAATTATTTAATGTGTACATTGAATATCTGCAAAAGCCATTGCCCAAAGTAATATTCTACATTATCATGGATGAACTTTATGGTAACTTGACAGGACGGGCTATGGATGCGGAAGGTAAACCGGGGTATTTAGGGTACAAACTTGAATTTATAAAAGAATGATTATGAATGAAGTTAGAAAGCTATATAACGATGATGGATGCGTTCTTAAAGAGGCATCTAGCAATGACTATGAATCATGGAGTTCAGCAAGAACACTTGGTCCTATGGAAAGAAGGAAAGAATACAGAAACTTATGTTATAATTTTGAATATATAAACCTAACAATATCACACAACATAGCGAATGTTTTTCAAGGTTCAAAGTATGTATAGGTAAGAAAGTAATGTATTTCGATTAAATATGAAAGCAAGAATAAAAAGAAAAATACAAAAACGACCATTTTTATATAATGTAGGACAAGTATTTAAGGCTTGTGATTGGCTTACTAGTATTCAGCGTGGAAATATAGTTTGGCGTAGGTATCGTTCATTTGGTACTATTATTAAATCAGAATATTAAATATGAAAGCAAGAGTAAAATCAACAGGGGTTTTGGTGGATGTAACTCCCCAATTAAACATCAACTCTCAACATAGCAGAGATTATTTATATGTATGTGATAACATGGTATTCAAGGAATGCGAACTTGATTTTTCAGCTATTGACTGGGAACAGCGTAGATACGAACTGGCTAAATCCGCAATGCAAGGGATTTTAAGTGACAATACAGAAATTGGTTACGCTTGTTCGGAAGCAGATTACAAGAAAGGAGAGAAACATACAATACCTATAAGCATTGCTCGGTTTGCAATTGCTTGTGCTGATGCTTTAATTAATGAATTAAAATGATAAAAGTATTAATAAATAAAACTCCTATCGCTCGCAAAGAGCATAGATGTGAATTTTGTGGTGAAATGATACACGTTGGAGAAAAATATAACAGGCAGACCAATGTTTATGACGGGCGTATTTATGATTGGGTTAGTCACTGTGATTGCACCCAATTAGCCTATGAACTTGATATGTTTGATGATTGTGATGAAGGTCTTGACGGTGATGGGTTTATTGACAACTTGAATCAGTATGTTTATGACAATCATTATGATGATAAAATAGATGATATTGCGAAAGATTGGCAATTATCACGCTATGAACTTGTAAAGAAGGTATTGTCCGAATTAATACATTAGTGTTATGGATGATGTAAAATTATCATTAAGACAGATAGAAAAAATGGAACACGCTATAGGGTTTGAGCGTGGTAAAATAAAAAGAAATAGATACAAGGTTTATCGTAACTGGTATATTGTTAATCATCCTGATGATGATTGGGAAGAGTTGGTGTTTATTGGTTATGCGAATAGAAGATTGTTAGATATAGAAAAACAAATTGTGTACCATGTTTCCGAACTTGGAATGAAATATCTAGGTGTGTTATTAGGATGTATAATAACGGAGGAGGAATAAACAAGAACGTAAACTTATTGGATAATTATTATGAGTAAATATAGATACAGAGAAGTAAAGAACTATATCCACAACGAACTAAAGTTGACTAAAGAGGATATAAGGGAGATAATGATTCCTATCATTAGAGAGGAGGTTAAACGAGTTTTCCATAATACTTATGGAAATGATGTTTCTCTGGACAACTGGATTCGATGTATGGTTTCCGATGAAATAAAACGTCAAGGAGGCTATAACATGTTATGGACTTTATGTAAGGAGGCAATAAAAACCGAGCTAACTGACAAATATTCAATTGAGGTAAATCTTAAAGAGAATAAATTATGAAAGCAACAATAAAAGCAACTGGAGAAATTGTAGAGATTAAGGATTTATATGATGATGGTACTGCATTGGTGGGAAACATGTATATCAAGGTGTCAGAACTTAATTTCTTTAGTGAAAACATTGATTGGGAACAACGTAGGTACGAATTGGCAAAAGACATTATTAAAGTTGTTATAGCAAACGAGAATGGTATTAATTCTGAGGCAGTAGCTAAATATTCGCTTAATTGCGCTGATGCCCTAATTAAAAGACTAAAGGAGGAGAATCATGGATAGTGTACAGACACAAACCTTTTCCATTAGAGGGGATGGAGGTGGTGAGGCATATATTGACTTTTGCGACGGCCAATTATGTGTTTCAGTTGTCATAGAAGATAAACAGGCAGATTTTCACTTTGACCCTGTTACGTTAGGGATGTTTTCCCATGCTTATAAATTACATTGTGAAGAGTGTAAAGAGTGTAAAGAGTGTAAAGGAGAATAACCATGACCGAAGAACTTGTAACATTAGAAACAGCAAAGATGCTGAAAGAGAAAGGGTTTAATGAGTATTGTAAAGATATTATTAAAGAAGATAATAATCGGATAATGCAATCTGTGTTCCGAACAAATAAGAATTTGCCAAAATTGTGTTATAGTCGTCCCACTCAATCCGTTGCACAAAAGTGGCTGCGTGAAATAAGAGGTGTGTATGTATATGTAGAACCTGTTATTGGAAAAAGATGGAAGCTTTCTTTTTGTGATTTCAATGTTCCAGTAGAAGAAAGCGACTGGATGGAGAAGGAAATAAACAAAGGGAATGGCTATAAAGTATATGTCACCTACGAGGAAGCACTAGAAGCTGGAATACAGGAAGCATTAAAACTGATATGATTATGGATAATATTAATTTGAACGCCCTTCGTGATAGGGCTTATAAGACAGCCTGTGAGCACGGTTTCCATGATAAGGAGCTGAGTAATGAACATCTTCTTTGTCTTATCATTTCCGAGCTTATGGAAGCTGTGGAAGCGGACCGAAAAGGTAAATTAGGAAAAAATTGTAAACGTCGTTTTGAAATGGAATACAATCGTTACCCTGCATTGGTGAAAGAAGAGATGCGATTCAAATGCACGTTTGAAAAGCATATAAAAGATTCACTTCCTGATGAATTGAGTGATGCGGTTATACGCCTGCTTGACCTTGCAGGACTTCGAGGGATAAGCCTTGAACTTGCCAACGGAGATATTGATGACTGTATTGAAGATATGGCAGAAGCCTATAAAGACGAAACTTTCACCGAATCAATCTATTCCATCTCTACACTTCCTGTTAGATATGACGGAATATTTGATTTTTCTATTACTGTGAATGATATGATACTGTCAATTTTTGGACTTGCCAAACATCTTGACGTAGATTTGCTTTGGCATATCGAACAGAAGATGAGATATAATGAACTAAGACCTATGTTGAACGGAAAAAGATATTGATTATGCCACTGTTTATTTGTAGCAAATGTGGTTGTGTTGAGAATACAGCCACATCGGATTATTGGCCTGTTGTACATAAAATCTTTCCCATAGAGTATGATGCAAGCATAAAGGAGTTTGAAGGAAAACCATTGTGCTCGGAGTGTGGGAGATTGATATTTGACAGTAAAGGGGAAAATCCGCGTATGATACCGGGGAAGTGGCATGGGAAATTTCCCAAAAGACAAGCCACTGATTCTGAAAAGAGAATGGTAGATAGGAATGGCAGGTTTTAAAAAGAGAAAGGGATGCCTGCAACATCCCTTGAAAGCTACATCAACGAGCTTAAATCATTGATTGACGATGTATATCGGAAAGCGAAAAGTGGAAAAAAGAAAGTTAATCCTGTGAATGAGCTTAAACTTGAATTTTAGCAATGAATTTAGGGTACTTTTAGGGTACATGAATTAAATGGTATGTTTTTTGTTTTATTCATATTTTCCGTAACTTTGAATTGTAATGATCCCGTGTAAAGGAGCGCGGTACGTTCTTCGGACGAAAAGACTTTTATGAAAAAGAAACTTGTAATAAATAGAGAAAAATTTTGCCACTATTATATAGAAACGGGTAACGCATCAGAGGCGTATCGGAAAGCTTATCCGTGCAGTGTGAATTGGAAGGACGGAACTGTGCGCAAACGTGCGTTTGACCTTCTCAAAGATTCAGATGTGGCCTCCCGGTTGAATGAGCTTCAGGTTGAGGCTTGCGAGAGGTTTGATATGAAGAAGGATGATGTGCTTCGCTTTCTTGCAAGCGTGGTGAATGTTGATCCGATAGATCTGCTGTCCTCTGGTAAAGATACATATATGGTAAAGTCTGTTGAGGATATTCCGAAATCCGTCCGTCTATGCATACAGTCAATTAAGAACACTCAATATGGAGTGGAGATACGGCTATACAGCAAAATAGCCGCCATTACACAGATAAGCAAGATGCTTGGATGGGATGCTCCGGTAAAAAGTGATGTCAGTACTAATGTGCGCATGATAATTGGGGACGAGTGATGATAGAGATGGTATTCTCACATAAGTTGTTCAATCCTCTGTTTTGGCATATCCGTAAGGCTATGCATGACAAGAATATCAGGTACATTATAAACAGAGGTGGTTCTTCATCGGGAAAATCTGTATCAACGACACAATCGGTGCTATTGTCTGTGTTTTCTTGCGAAGGTTCGGCTCTTGTTGTAAGAAAAGTGGGAGCTAGTCTGAGGAATACAGTGTATGAAGAGTTTAAGACCCAACTAAAGGCTCTTCAACTGAGTCAGTTCTTTGTGCCTAAGGAAAATAATATAACTTGTGTAAATGGTTGTAAAATTGACTTTACAGGGCTTGATGATCCTGAAAAAATAAAGTCTATCACTGGATATCGTTGGATAGTGATGGAAGAAGCAACCGAGTTCGAATATGAAGATTTTACTCAGATACGTTTCCGTCTTAGAGGTAAGGAAGGGTTGCAGATAATATGCAATTTTAATCCTGTATCTGAGGATTCATGGATTAAAACGAAAATTCTTGATACTTATGAATGGGACGATCTTCCAAATGAACTATATGGCGAAGTGAAAAATCCTCTTACTAAAAGTTCTTTGCCAAAGGCATACAGCACAATATTAGGGAAACGGGGTTGCAAACCTAGAATGATCGCCAATGAACGTACAGGAAAGCTGGAAAAGTACCCATCGGATACAATAGAACTGCATTCGTCTTATAAAAATAATTTTTGGGTGGTTGGTTCTCCGGACGGTAAATATGGATATTATGACAGGCAGACAATATCCAATTATCAATGGTACAAGGAACATGATTACAACTATTACCGGGTATATGCGCTGGGTGAATGGGGTAGTATTAAGACGGGGGGTGAGTTTCTATATGCTTTCGATTCTAATAGGCATATTAAAACAACACGATATATCAAGGGACTTCCTGTGCATATTTCTATTGATAACAATGTTCTTCCCTATATTTCGATTTGTTTTTATCAAGTGGACGGAAGTCATATAAGGCAGTTTAATGAGATATGTGCCGGTGATCCATTTAACACAGTAACGCATGCATCTCGGATGGCTGTTGATTATCTGCGGTCAATCAGATACAATGATATGCTGTATTTATATGGTGACGCTTCAACAAGGAATGGGAATACTATAGATGATGAAAAGAGGTCATTCCTTGACAAGTTCGTAGAAGGGCTGGAAGGTACTTACCATGTCGAAGAAAGGATACCATATTCTAATCCGTCCGTGCCCATGTCTGGTGAGTTTGTCAATTACATGCTTGATGGTGGTTCCGGAATGTGTTTTTCAGTAGATGACGGATGTAAGAATTCAGTTGTTGATTATAATAATGCCAAGAAGGATGTTAACGGTGGAATGTTGAAGACGAGAGTTAAGGATAAGGTTACGGGGCAGTCTTATGAGAAGTACGGGCACATTTGCGACTGCTTACGTTATATTACCGTATGGGTGTTTAAGGATGAATATACTCGTTTCTCCTTAAAAAGAAAACGAAGTAAAATTAAGCAGGAAAATAAAGATATGAGATATTATGATATATCTAAAAATATTCAGGGGACAAGACTTGTATATGTTCTTCCCGAATATGCCGGAAAGTTTATTATGGTTTCATGTTATGTAAATGAGCGAATATATATCGATAATGTGACATATATAAGTTCATTTGATGAAAATGTTCTTCTGTCATTTTTAGAAGGGATATCTCCTGCGGAGATCTTGTTTGAAAGTGAAAAAAATTATTTTCCTATAGCACGGGGCTTAAGGGATAGATATGATGTCAGAATCATACATAAAAATATGGGAGCAGACGCTAGGATATCTGCTTTTTTGGATTTTATCAAAAATAATGTGATGTTCCGTTCAGACTATGACAAGATACCGCAATACAATGAGTTTATGGATGGAGTATTGGACTATAATGGTTCAGATGATTGCGCTGCAATTTATTCTGTAGCAGCACTGTCTTATTACGTATCGAAAAAATATAATATATAATTGGTATATTTTTAAGATATATCAAAACTTTGGCAAAAAAATATCGGATGTTGTACAAAAAATGTTGGTCTTTTTTTAATATGGGTATTTTTAGGGTATATAAATTGGAAGTTTATTATTTTAATTTATATTAAACGAAAATAATATTTGAATTACTTGTTAATTAATAAATTAATTTGTTCCTTTGTAACAGGCAATTGCCTTCATGGTGTGAAGTTGCACCATACCCACTTTTAGAACGTGATCACTGTGGAGGCAATTGCTGTATTATAACGGCGGTTGCCTTTATTGTTGTATATGAGACACTGGTTTAAGATACCTTCTTTAAAGAAGTCAAATAAGGATATGTATGATGAAGCCACCTATCATGGTAAGGATGATGGGGGTAATTTTATTTATGTACCTAAATGGGTAGAGAGCCTGTTTCCTGGCAATAAAGGAAATATAGATTACGATATGTCTACTGTTGAGGGGAAAGCAAGAGCCTTGCATGAATGTTGGCCGTTTGCAATGGTTCTAGATCATTGCGGAAGAATGATTCAGAACGGAAGATATTACGTGACAGATATGAACGGGAATGAAAAGAGGAGTTTTAAAGATATTGTGACTCTCTTAAATCGTCCAAATATAATACAGAGTGGGCGTTCCTTTATAAAACAGGTTGAGATATCCTTAAAATGTTTCGGATTTTGCCCTATTTATACATTGAGAGCTTTAAAATCCGACCTGCCTAAATCCATGATGGTAATACCTCCCGAATTATTTTATATGGAATCATTCGGTAAAGACCCATTTACTCAGACAGAACTTTCTTCAATTGCTAAAAGGGTATATATACGTTGGGGAGATGTAAATATAGAGCTTGGGGATGAGGAATATTTTGTCATATACGATTCAATAATGGATATTCCAAGCAATAATGGAGGGAAAATTGCCTTCCATTCCCCTGTAGACGCATTATCTTCGCATACGCGAAACTATATGGCTCAACTGATAGGGAGAGGAAATCTTATAGTTAATGGAGGTCCAAAAGGGATATTGTACGGGAATGATACGACTGATGTAGGGAATGCCGCCATTACTCCGTCTGAATCCCAAAAATTGCAGAATGATTTTAAAAGGAAATATGGCATAGTGCATAAGTTGTATGAAATCATGGTGACTCCTAAGAAACTGGGATGGATTACATTAGGATCAAATACGGAACAATTGAAGCTTCATGAGGAAGATAAGGCGTGTTTGGAGGCGATAGCTCAGACCATAGGTTTTGACGCCAATCTGATTATACAAGGAAGTACTTATGATAACTCTTCTCAGGCAAAGAAAGCGGCATATCAGGATCTTATTATTCCTGACAGTGAATGTATAACAGAGGCTTTGACTAATGCTATATGTAAGGACAGAGCAATAATCAAAATGGACTTTACTCATGTCGCTTGTCTTCAAAAGGACATGAAAGAGTTGGCGGATGCCTTGTCTACAGCCTCTAATGCTATAGCTTCATTGTATAACAACCGGCTGATTACTTTTGAGGAGGCAAGAACTGAGATGTCTAATTTTACAGATATTGATCCGGATAACCCAAAAGGGGAATTTAAAATAGAAATAAATAATGATGGAGACAAGCAAATACAAGGACAGGCTGGGGAAGCAGTATAAATCCTTATCTTTTTATGCAAAGGAGATACAATATGATTCTGGCAGCAGAACTATCAGTGGTTATGCCGCAATTTTCAATAACATTGATAAGTTCGGTGATATGCTCTTGAAAGGATGTTTCTCAAAAAGTATACAGGAGAGAGGTCCGGAAAGTTCTGCTAATGATAAGATTATCATGTTGTGGATGCATGACATGCATGAACCTATAGGACGCATTACGCTTCTGCAAGAAGATGAGAAAGGGCTTTACTTTGAAGCGTCTATTGATGATGTGGAAAGAGGGAATCAAGCGTTGAAACAGCTTGAAAGTGGAACTTTGAACCAGTTCTCTATAGGTTATAGTTATGTATGGGAAAAATGTGAATATGATAGGGAACGTGACTGTTTGGTTGTAAAGGAAGTCATTCTATATGAGATATCCGTAGTGTCTATAGGATGTAACGGGGAAACTGAATATCTTGGTCTGAAATCGGCAGAAGAATATGAAAGTGCGTTGGAATCACTTCCGGTTGAAATAAGTGATGTATGTAAAGGACTTCCAATAAGGAAGAGAGAGGAAGTTCAAACGTTAATAAGAAAAGCGATGTCACTCGCTCGATACAAGCCGGCAGGCAAGCCACTTGATGAAGAGGGAGCCGATAAAAAAATAAAAATATTTACAAAACCTTTAAAACTTAAAGAAGTATGAAATTTGACTTTTTAAGCAAAATTGATTTGTCGGGAATGGATGAGGTTTCCGTGAAGTCATTACAGGCGTTGCAGGACGCAATAAACGCTACTGTAGGTGATTTCATGAACGATACTATCGACAAAAAAACTTTTGAGGATAAATTAAATGAGGTTACTCAAAAGATAGACTCCGAAAAGGAATTGGAAACAGTGCGTAAGGAACTTGGTGAGATGAAAGAGATAATTGTTCGCATGAAGGGTGCAATGCATAAGAATGAAGATGGGGAAACGGTTTTCAAATCTGTAGACCAGCAGATTGAAGAGCAATTGAAGGATTTCATTACTGTAGGCAAACATGGAGAGAAATCCGTGGACTTGAAAACAGCTTGTAAGCAGTCTCCTGGATTCAAGAAAAGCCTTACACTTGTTATGAGCAAAAAGGATGTTGAGCCCTTGAAGAGTACAGGTGTGGCACCACATTATAACATGACAATTGATAGTCAGTTATCTGTTGATCCGCGTTCTCAGACTGTAATCCGTAAATTTGCCAATGTGGCAGCAATATCTACACGATCATTAACTTATGCGGAGTTCAATCCGGGTGAAGAAGAAGCCGAATGGGTTCCAGAAGGCGGTCTTAAGCCTATGATGAGCGGTACATTGTCAGAAGTTACTATCAATGCTGGCAAAGTGGCTCTTGGCACAAAAGTAACCGAAGAAACATTATCTGATTTGCCTCAGTTGGTTGCGGAGGTTAGGGCTGAGATTATCAATCGTATTGGTTTGAAAGAAGAAGAAGGTATTCTGTCTGGTACTGGTTCTGGTGGTCAGATTAAAGGGATTGGGAGTGATATACCTACATTCTCCTTGACAACTCTGAAAGTAGATAAGCCCAACACTTATGATGTTATTGTTGGTATGTATACACAGATTGTGTCAATGTCCAATATGGCTTATCGCCCAAACCTTGTGCTCATGCATCCTCTTGACTATGCACAAATGCAGTTGACTAAGGATGTTAATGGGCAATATCTTCGTCCTTTCCGTATTGGTGATGAACTGATTCAAGGTCTGAGAGTGGAAACCAGCACTGCGATCAAACAAGGTGATATTTGGGTTGGAGATTTTAACTATCTTAACATCCGTGATGTATGGGTCCTTACCATTACACTTGGGTGGGAAAATGATGATTTCACTAAAAATATGGTGACTATCCTTGGTGAGAAACGATTGATGGTTTATATCAAAAAACAATATAAAACAGCTTTTGTCAAGGATAAGATTTCAACCGTTATTGAAGCTATAACCCCCGTCGCTGTCGGCGGATAAATTTATATATGCTATGAAGGTAAATTTGACTAAAACTTATGAGGTTGAGTTCGCAAAGGACGGAGCTTCTTATAAAAAAGGTGATAAGGTAAGTGTTAATATGTTACTTGCAGCTAAGTTCTTCCAAGATGGGCGTGTTGCCACCGTTCCTACGGAATTGATAGAGGACGCTAAGAAAATCGGTGCTGAAGACTTGTTCAATAAAAAGAAGAACCTCAAAGATATTGTGTAATGTTAGTGGATTATACTTTTTTTCAAGGAGGTATTCTTGATATTGAGGGTGCTGTATTGAATATGCATACTCCCTCTGAGACTAATAAGGCGATAGTTGACAGCCTTCAAGGCTTTGTAATGCAATATGAGTCGGAATATCTGGGAAAACTCCTTGGAGAGAAGTTGTATGAGGAATTCTCATCATATATTGCCAACGAAGGGAAAACGAAGGAAAAAAGATGGGATGATCTTATAGCGCGTCTTGTCGTGAGATATAGTGATGGTGATAGTGAGGTTTCCAAATCCCCTATTGCCAACTATATATATTTTCATTATTTGAGACATAATCATGCACAGGCAACTATTACAGGTGTGAAGGCTGACGAAGATGACGGCCGTCTTGTAAGTCCAGAAAGGAAAATGATATTCGCATGGAATGACATGGTAAGAATGAATATCAGACTTGTGAGGTGGCTTAAATCAAATAAAGCGGACTATCCGGATATCGCCACCGATTTCGAATTGTTGGAAACAATTAATTCTCTTGGAATATGATAATTGATATAATATCAGATGTATGTGCTTCCTTGTCAAAAAGAATGGATCAACAGATAAATTACATATATGGTGACAGTTCTTATATAAGGGAAACACTTCTTCTTCTTGGGAAAAGCAGGGTGACAGCATTGGGAAAATTCCCAATGATAGGGCTGTATGTTCCCTTAGACGAGGAAAGGGATAGTGAGGATTATTTTTGTAAGGCATCTGTAAACATAATAATCGCTACCAATACATTGGAAAAGTATACAAATGAACAACGTCGTGAGATTTCTTTTGAAGGTATTCTTCGACCTTTGTATTACGGATTCATAGAAGAGTTAAAAAAATGTGATAAATTTGATTTCGGTTACTCCGGTATTGTAAGCCATACATATTCAGAAAATTATAGTTTTGGAAGACGTGGTGCTGTTGATGTTGACGGTAAGGAAGTTGGCGAAAAGATAGATGCTATTGAAATAAAGAATTTGGATTTAACAGTTAAAAATCAGAATTGTTATGCGAACAGATATTAGAGAGTGCGGCAGCACGTCCGGATTTAATACTGGAATGAATTACTGCCCCCTGCAACCGGACAAGGTAGCAGGTGTTATATTGGTCATTCATGGCAAAAAACTACCAAAGGAACTGACTGCTGATGCTTTGGAAGAGGCTTGCCATGCTGATTATCCGGACAGAATTTATCCTATTACAGGATTTTCGGAATATGCGGTAAGCGGTGGTGAACCCAATACATCGGAAAATGGTTATGCCGGTTCGGAAATAACGGGCTATTCGGCAAGGACGGATACATTCACGTTGCGTAAGTTTAATCTAGCTTTACAAGCTAATCTTGTAGCCAACAAGGATACATTGTTTGATATGTATGTTTTTGACAAGAATAATGTTATCTACGGAGAGGATGACGGAACAGACGAGCTTGCAGGATTCGATTTGTCAGGGGTTTACCCAACAGGGCAGACTTATGACTCAAGCGGACAAAAGGCTTATCTTGCGTTTAATGCAATGTATTCCGATACGGAGAAGATGATGAAAAACATGTCTGTAAAACAATCGGGTGTAAATTTGGAAAATGTTCTCAAGGGATTGAATTATGTTGAATTTGTGAAAATGACATCTCCTGAGAATACATATAAACTCGTGGATCACTATGACCGCACAGACCTTACTGCATATTATGGCGCTGTATTGTCTGAGAAGGCTTCAACAGTCGTTTCTGGTGCGTCAGCACTGGAATACAGTAACGGTGTGCTTACAGCGACAGGAGGTGTACCGGTGCTTAAATCTCCTTCTATTTTACAGGCTAATGGGGTCATTGGGATTGAACAATGGGTACAATGAGAATTAATGGAGTCACATTTATAGAGTCCGAGGTGGCCAAACTTTCATTGGATGAGTTTGTCGCTCAGAATATAGATGTATTCTGGAAGGACATTTCTAGAGAAAGGCGGAAATCAAGGCTGGTTTCCGTATATAATAGAATTATCAATAACAGTAATTTAGGAGGCGGGGGAGATTGATCCCCCATTTTTGCTATGACATTGGAGGAATACGCGAGATGTTGGAAGAAATTGGCTGATGGCATTCAGCCAATGATAAGGGATAAGATGGAAAAGGATGCTCCTCAGTTTGAGGAATATGTACGAGAACAGCTATATAGTGGTGTTGATGGAGATGAAAATCCTTTGATCCCTGGATATACTGAGGACCCATACTTTAAAAAAACTTATGGAGAGCATTGGAAGAAAAACGCCGAACGCTATAAAAATTGGAAGACAAAGATACAGAAACCGAAACCTTCATATCTGGGTTTTTCTGCAAGAGGGAACAATACTCCAAACCTTATCATACGTGGAGATTTTTATAGTTCCATCACGGCAATACCAATATCAAATGGTATAAGGATTGCCAGCTATGGCGTTTCTTTTGGTTCTGATATTGAGAAGAAATATGGCTATAAAATTTTCAAGGTAAGCTCCAAAGCAAGGAGGCATTATGTTACGTACAGGCTTATGCCCTCTATTGAGAAATTTATAAGGAGGTGCGAACTATGAAAAACTGTTTGTGCCAAGGAAATAAGTCAATGAGGGAGATGGAACATATGCGTTCAATCGCAGAGAAGGCTGCTGTTATGGATGAATGTGTTTATATATTATACAAGGTTGGAGATGTGTATAAATTCTGTCGTGAAGGTGAAAACTGGTCAGGCGAGTTTATTGAATTCATATTTCCGTGAAATGATAGCGGACATCCGGAAGGATTACCGCTATCTATGTAAAGGACGGATCTACAAAAGATCGTTTTCTCCTTTTTCAATATTGGCTCTTATTTGCCTTAGAAGCAAGAATGATCCTTCCATCTTGTAATTTCCTAAATTTTGTTTCGCCTGCATGATGCAGCTTTCGATAGTGAGGACTAAATCTGGAGTGAACGCAGATTTGTTAATTTGCATTGTTTTGGGAAGTTGGTTAGCATGATCATTAAACCATGCAATCATTTCATTCAATTCTTCCTCTGTGTAACTTTGTTTTTTTTCAGCCATATTATATTCCCATGATTAATGATGCTTATATCTAAAAACAGTTCGTTTGTTACAAATGTTTTGTGCAAAAAAAGACATTTATTTTTTAATTGAAAAACAAAACTATCAATTATGTTATAATTTAGATTTTGTCTAAATTGTGAATGTGATATTTAATAATTGCGTTACTATATATTACTATGCGTTACTTAGTATTACTATTAATTGATATTGTCTTTTGTTTAATATTCATACCATTGTATAAGATAAAAACATCATTTACCTTTGTATCTGTAACAAGTGCAAAGCGTTACTTGATGTTGATTAAATATTCTCCTATTGGAGTTTATATATGACTGTTCCGTAGTAGCTTGCACCTATTACGGAACTTTCTTTTTATACGATTCCAAGCGTGGATAGTATAAGGGAGGAAAGCAGGAGTGAATAATGGCACAATGAGGTTCGATTCCCCACCTGCTACAATCAGTCAAAATAAATCCCCGAAGGCGGAAGTGACTGAGCCGCCAACGGGGAACAATATTAATCTTATATCGCAAAGATATGGAAAATTTTAATAAGTTAGTACCTATTGATGGGGAAAATGGCGAAAAAAGAACAATAAGTTCACTGCAAATTGCAGAAATTACAGGTAAGGCATATTGTGGCGTGTTGAAAGTCATTAGAAAGATGGATATTATGTGTGTGAAAATAACAATGAAAAATATATTTTCATTATTTGTTTGTTTGAAAAAATGTTGTACCTTTGCAGTGCGACAGTTTTATTATCATATTCGGATTGGGAATTTTTTATGCCCGATATTGAAGTATTGCTTAAAATATAAGCAGAGGTTTCTCCGTACATATTCGCCCCAAAGCCGATATGGAACTGTCGCAAGTTGGAGAAATTCTCTGCTTTCTTTATTTATTAACTTTTAATTTTCATTATTATGCGACAGTTGAATGAAAATCAAATCTTCCAATACAACGGAAGTCCTATTACCTTTCAGAAAGGCGATAGTGTTATGGTAAATGCCACAGAAATGGCAAAGCCGTTTGGTAAATTAGTAGGGGATTGGCTTAGATTGAAAGCTACTACCGAGTTCACAGAAGCACTTTCAGCCGATATGCATATTCCCATATCGGCACTAATTCAAGTAGTTAAAGGTGGTAATAACGAACAAGGCACATGGCTTCACGAAGATGTTGCATTGGAATTTGCCCGTTGGTTATCTCCATCATTCGCTATATGGTGTAATAAGCGTATCAAAGAGTTGCTTCAATACGGCATGACCGCCACACAGCCAACACTTGAACAAATGATTAATAATCCAGACTTGGTTATCAGTCTGGCTACACAGTTAAAGAGCGAACGGGAGGAAAAACAGCGTCTTGAACACCAGAACGCATTACAAGAAGAACAGCTACGCCAAGCAGCCCCGAAAGTAGAATACTGCAACAAGGTCCTTTCCTCCAAAGGCTATCTTACCGTTAACATGATAGCTTCCTGCATCGGTATATCTGACATCAAGCTAAACAAACTCCTTTGCCAATGGGGAATACAATATAAGGAAAGCGGAGTGTACTATCTCTATTCCAAATACCGGGATAAAGGATATACTGTGCATCGGCCGCACGCATATACCGACAGCCTAGGTAATATCAAGACCAGACAACATATGTACTGGACGGAGGCAGGGAAAAGGTTCATACTTGAACTATACAATTCTAAGGTAGCAGCCTAAATATAACATTATCAGTAACTTGTTTATCCGGGTAACACTCGGATAGCCCAACTATACCCAAAATTATGATAGAGATAACAATAGTATTTGTTTGCCTGTACCTAAGCTACAGGCTTACGAGGAAGCCCGAAGATAGCTTCTTCTATAAGAACTAATATTATTTTGCCACATATATAAAGAAGCGTAAATGCTGTATGGAGGTTTACCAACGTTCACATTTATGATACCCTACCGTCAATCTGGGCGGTAGGGTGGAGTATTTACGCCCGTTAACGTTGTGATTCGCAACATAATTTAAAAGACTATGAAAACAATAGATAAACTTGAAATTATACTTCAAAAAATGGAAGAACAAAATAATAGACTTGAACGGATATACGGCAAACATCTCAAACTGATTGTATGCACTGGGAAAAGAAGTGAGAAGGTGAAATTTAAACATAAAGATTGAAACGCTATGTTTGTAATTTATTTAGACAATATTCTAAATTACAAATAAATATGTCGTAATATTTTGAATTGTGTTTTAGTTTATATTACTTTGCTGAAAATAACCAAATTATTATAACTATATGAAAAAAGTATTATTCTTAATGATTGTTTCATTATTCAGTCTGAATCTTAGTGCTCAAGTAATGAGAGCAGAAGAATTGGAAAAATATGCGAAGGAAAACTATGGTGATAAGTGGGTGGAAGCGGCCGAAAATTTAGGCTCTTCATTGGTATTAGATAAGAATCAGAGTTTGACCTATGAGCAAATAATTGATTGTGGGGAACAGACTAAAGAGCAGCTATATATTACTTTAAACCATTGGTTTGCGGAATCTTTTAACGATGCGAACTCAGTAATTAAATTGAATGATAAGGATGCGGGAGTAATTATTGCTAAAGGATTTGTGGGAGGAATCGCTCAACATATTGGAGGAATGACAGCTTATAATGTTAACATCCACCCTGTTATAAAAGTTGATATTAAAGATAAAAAAATTCGTGTTACATATACGCTTCAATATTATGAGGTTGAGCAGAACATCGGAGGTGGATGGATGGGAGCTTTTTCTGCTGGTACAACAGGACAGCCTGCGGACACGACAAAGAAAATAGAAAAATGGGGTATAGAAACATGTTATCCTTTCAGTCCCAAGGATCAGCATAAGGCAAAGAAAACATCATCTAAAGCATTGATTATGGCTCATGCATATTCCAATGTTATTATGGATAAAATAGAAGAAGCAGTGAAGAATGGTCTTGTAGGCAATGAAAATGATGATTGGTAATTTAAATAAATTATTTTTCACGGGGAGAAGTTTTTGCTTCTCCCTTTTTTATTCCCTTATCTTCATAATATCAATAAAATCACTATCTTTGCTCTTAGAAGGTGCATGAAGTCATGCATCACCCAAAACTTACGAAAAGACCATGGCAGGAGCAGAATTTAAAATTACTGATGCGATTGATCCTAACATCGTTAAGAAGTTAAATGAGATAAGGATTAATATTCAAACCACATCTTCCGAATATGCGAATTTCACAAAACAATTAAGTGAAGGCATAAATTTTAAGCCGGGTAATCTAAAAGAATACCAGTCTAAGGTTGACAGTTATAATGCTACAATAACCAAATTATATGCTTCTCAAAATAGATTGTCTGAATTACAGACTAGTCAATTAAAGTTATTGACTGATATTTCCCGTAAGATAGAGCTTCTTACCAAACCATTGAATACATTGGCAGATAAGATAACGGAAGTGAAAATAAATCTGAGAGGCGCTTCCGAAGACTTGAAAAACGTGTCACAGGATGCGGAAACTGCTTCTGTTTCATTCCAAGAGGCATCCAAGAAAATATCCATGACTGCTGCTGATTTTGATTCAATCCGTCAGACGGTAAAGGCTTTTGATGCACAAGCCGCCGAATTGAACAGTAGATTAAGTGATAACAAAGAAACAATTTCAGCCTTAAGAACATCTCTGAGGGAATTATCGAAGGAGTATAAGACAGGTTCTATCAGCGAAGAGGAGTACAAGTCCAAAAGAGATGCTACGGTGTCCCAGTTACGCACGCTGACAGAGCAGAATAAACAGTATTCGGCGATATTGAGAAATCATACACAGGTAGCGATTGCCACAACAGGAAGCTATAACGAGATGAAGGCTTCAATGCTTCAACTGGAAAAAGAATATTATAACCTTTCACAAGCTGCACGTGAGGGGGCAAAAGGTATGGATATCTTGAACAGTATCGGTAAGCTGAATCAGCAACTAAAGGATATAGATGCACAGATGGGCAATTACCAACGTAATGTGGGTAATTATGCTTCGGGTTGGAATGGGCTTAATGTTTCCATACAACAGATTGCAAGAGAACTTCCAGCTTTGTCTGTTAGTGCCAATACTTTCTTTCTTGCCATATCTAATAACCTTCCTATGTTTGTTGATGAGTTAAAGAAAGCGAGAATTGAATATGAGTTGGCTAAAAAATCAAATCAAACAGCTATACCCGTATTTAAGCAGGTATTGAGTTCCCTTCTTAGTTGGCAGACAGCTTTAGTTGTTGGGATAACTCTTTTATCGAGTTATGGAGGTGAGATAACCAAATGGGTAGGTAGCCTGTTTGATGCAAGAAAAGAAATTGATTATCTAAAACAGTTTCAGGAGGATTTGAATAAAGCTCAAAAAGAAGGTGTAAAAAATTCCCAAGATGAAGCTGTTAAATTGGATATATTATATAGGGCGGCTGTCAATTTGAATAAACCTATGGGAGAACGGAAAAAAGCCGTTGAGGAACTGAAAAAGCAATATCCTTCATATTTTAAAAACATAAGTGATGAAAATATTCTTGCAGGTAAAGCGGCTGATAGTTATCAAAGGTTATCTAATGCCATATTAGCTTCGGCTAAAGCTAGAGCTGTGCAAGATCGTCTTGTGGAACAGGCTAAGCAAAAATTAGAATTGGAAGATCAATTGGCAGAAAAAGAAGAAAAACGTACGAAACTTGAATCTGCTAGAGACCAGATGAAAGCACAATATGAATCCAGTCAAGGGGCAGCTATGGATACAGCTAGAGATATGTATGGGAAATTAAACGAGCAGGTTGAAGATTTGGATGAAGAAATAGGTTCTATATTAAATCAGATATATCGGATAGATAAAGCTAGTAAAGATATAGCAAATTCTATTGATATTGAAGATGTTACATTTGATCCTCATTCTGTTGATAAAGCCGCAAATGATCTAGCACAATATATAGAGAATCTTAGGAATAAAATGGCTGACTTGTCCGTTTCTCTTATAGAGGATGAGCACCAGCGTAATCTTGCTGCCATAGAGAAAGAATATAAAGACCAGATAGCAGTTATAAAGGGATATTCTGAGGAAGAGAACAAACTTCGGGAAATGTTGGGCCAAGAGAGAATGCAGAAGATAGCGAAAGAGAATGAGGAATATGCTAAGAAGTTGGCAGAGGCTGAGAAAAAAAGGATCGAGGAAAAGAAAAAGTATACCGATGAGATGCTAAGACTGGAAGAAGAACAATCATCTCTCCGTATAGCAGCTACAAGTACTGGATATAAGGAGCTTGAAAACATTATAACACAAAATTATTCAAAAGGGCTGATGTCGCGAAAAGAATATGATGAAGCCATGCGTGAATTGGAGAAGCAAGCCGCAAACGAGCAATTGCAGATACAGATAGATGCTACTGAAAAAATGATCGAGATAGCGGAAGCATCGGGCGTGGTAAGCAAGCAACAGATTGAAATGCTGAGAGAATCCATAAAGGCAATGGAAGCAGAGATAGGTTCCATAAATGCGGATGATCAGGTGAAAAAAGCGGAAGAGCAACAGGATATTACACGAAGGAATTTTGAAGCGTTGAAAGGTTATTCTTCTGCATTGAAAGATCTTGCATCGGATATCGATAGTCCGTTTGCCGGTATATTTGACGGGATGGATAAGGGATTCAGTATTATGTCTGATAAGATATCGGGTGTTTGGAAAGAACTTACAGACGGTGAGAAGATGGAAAGAACCACCGAGATGTGGGCTTCTATGGTTAGTGGAATTGGTGAAATGATATCATCCATTTATGATCGCCAGATTGAGGCTGTTGAGGCTGAACAGGAAGCGAATGAGAAAGCTGGTGAAGAGGAAATTTCCCGTATAGAGGCTTTAGAAGAAAAAGGGGCTATAACAACAGAAGAAGCCGAAGCGCGTAAACGTGCGGCGGAAGATAAAACGGCACAAAAGAATGCCGAATTGGAGAAGAAAAAAGCTGCATTAAGAACAAAACAAGCAAAGTTTGAGAAAGCTACCAGTATAGCTGAAGCGGCTATACAGATAGCAGGTGGTATTTTGCAGACGATAAAACAATTGGGTTTCCCTGCTGCAATACCTATGATAGCTGCTCTAGGTGCTATGGGGGCGATACAGCTTGCTACTATTATAGCGACTCCTATTCCGAAATACGCCAAGGGTACTGATTCGCATAAAGGCGGATTGGCTGTAGTGGGTGATGGTGGCGTTTCCGAAACGATCGTTACAGATAAAGGGGCGTATATTACTCCGTCTGTCCCTACTTTGGTTGACATCCCTAAAGGTGCGAAGGTTATACCTTATGCTGTGGATATGGATAGGATAAAGGCTCATGCAAATGATTTTGATGGTCTTATGGCATATAGAAGCGAAAACAATCTTCCTCCTGTATCAATAGTTAATGATTATAGCGAACTGGAGAAAAAGATAGGGCATCTGGAGAAATCACAGCAGATAGGATTTGCAAAATTAGCCAAGGCGATAAGAGAAAACAATTATCAGCAATTTTCAAAAAGTATATGATTATGAGGTATACAAGTGACATATATGAACTTCCCTTGTCCGTTTTTATAGAGATCTATACCAATGATAGCAATACTATCGAATTTGACAGTGAGGACAAAGGGGCCGCATCGGCAAAAATTATCAATGACTATATAGAAATTGTTGGGAGCAAACAGTTATCCTCTGAGATATTGAATTGTAATGAACGTATGAATCTCGCAATGACCGTGGAGTGCATGAAGGCATGTGAGAACATGATGAAGTTGAAAATGTATGATGAGGTGCGTGATATTCTGATGAAGATAGGTTATTCGTGCAAGAAAGGTGATGTAATGGTCATGAATGCTAGAATATCCGCGTTAAAATCCCGTGCACAATATGATTTGGACAAGATAAGTAAGGAAAAGAATGAGGAACCGAAGGAGAAGCCTACAAAACGAGGGTTTATAAATGAAGTTGTCGCTATTGGAAAATATAATAAGATGCATATCAATCTGAAAGAATGGACCGCCGGATCTTACGCCTGTCTTGTTAGGCAGACATGCGATGAAATCGATGAATTGAATCGTAAAAAGAAATAATTATGTATTATCGATGTGAGTTACTTATAAATGGTCTGAGGTACAGGGTTACTGATGATCTTGAGAATTGGGACGAGGTGAAGGCTAGTTTCAAGAGAAATGACTATGACGGTGTTATCCGTACTTTTTCTAACAAATTTTCTTTTGCTGGGGATGCTAGAATATTGCTGTTAAAACAATATGATGAAGATTATCTGAATGCTTCCGCTTCAATAATAATAAGTACAAGAAATAACAGTTGGTTGTATAATGAACGGTTTAGTTGCGCTCTCAATTTCTCTACATTGCAGGATAATGGTAGTATCTTACAGATAAATGCCGTGGATGATAGCGTGGCGTCCATGATAAAGGCTAAAAGGGGAACCCAATATGAATATCCTGTTGAAGAGGTGAAAAGTCCCATCCCTCTTGTTTATGACGGGCTTGAACTTTCAGAATCGGCAAAATGGATTCCTACAGGTGACATATACAATGGAGAAGTAGGGGAGATTCCGGATCAAGATAATTTTGTGTCAATGGATTTTGCTGAAAGGTGGCTTCCCATGTCATTATATACAGAGGCAACCGACATTAATATAGGCAATGCCACGGAGATATCGGATCAGTCATATATAAGTATTACGGAGTATTATCTAAATGATAATGGGACGGAGGTGTTGGATGAACGTAAAGATGATGGCACTCTGATATATGCCGTAAAAAGCATCAATTTGTCTGTTGATATTGATTTTAAATTTTGGATAAGCTATAATATCATATCGCCATGGGGCTGGACTAACGGGGTACGTTTCCGACTAGCTAAAATTGGCACGGATAAAAAGACATTGGAAACAATCAGTGAGGTATTCTATGAAACGTATTCCACCGGTCTTATAGAAAAAGAATATTCAGCACATCATGATATATTCTTAGCTAAAGGAGAGAAGCTTGTGCTCCTTTGCAAAGTGCAGTCAGGGAGGGAACAGTCTGGTCCTAACCTTGCTGCCCTTTATCCCGTGGATTCAAAAAGTCGTGTTACGATATCATGGAAAAACAGAATAAATCCTGTTGAGATGGATGTTGTAAATCCCGGCACGTTGCTCAACAGACTACTCAAAAGCATTAACGGGGGAAAAGACGGATTGACGGGGGTAATAGAAAGCATGGGTGACGGAAGGCTTGATAATTGTATGCTCTTGGCGGCTGAATCAGCTCGTAAGATTCCGGGAGCCAAAATATATACATCCTTCACCAAATTTGCAAGTTGGATGAGTTATGTGTTCGGATACGCTTATGACATATCCGGCAATACGATAACTTTCCGGCACAGAGGCAAATACTTCTCGGATGATGTTGTCAAAAAAATAGATGATTTATCCGATTACGAGATGAAGGTTAATTCCGCATTGGTGTATTCGCGCATACGGATAGGCTTTGACAAACAGGATTACGACACGGCTAATGGTAAGGATGAGTTTCGTTTTACGAATGAATATACCACAGGCGTGACCATGACGGACAATAGCCTTGAAATGATATCTCCATACCGTGCGGACGCATACGGCATAGAGTTCCTTGCTGACAAGATAGGTGAAGATACTACAGACAACGAAAGTGACACTGATTTATTTATGGTAGGGGTGAAATCTGATTCGTCTGGACTTAAGTATATATTGAACAGGGATTATCTTATGGGTGGCGTTCTCAGCCCTGACACAATGTTCAATGCCATGTTTTCTCCTTCTTCTATGGTTTTGGCCAATGAAGCATATATCGGTTCATCTGTTGAGATGCTTACTTTTGCGTCTTCAGATGGTAATAGTGATGTGGGTATTGATGGAATGGGGGAAAGCAGGGATATAATTCTTTCAAAAAGGATGTTTACTGTGGCGGAAGTAGAATTTGAAACTTCGGATGTAGAGCTTCCGGAAGATCTTACAGGAATTGTTGAATTTGAACATCAAGGCAAGGTTATACAGGGATATTATCAGCAGGCTGATTACAATTTCACAAAATCACAAAGTTCAAAGGTAACTTTGATTGTGAAAAATTCTAATTCTTTATAAAGATTCAAATTTTAATTGTTATATTTGCAATGAAAGCTTGTGAAGTCGCAAGCTGCTAGAAACTAACGAAAAGACCATGATATCAATCGGAGATGTTTGCCCGTTATTCTTCAAACCGCTGAAATATAAATATTCAAATGCAGGATGTTTCAGACAAGTATTTTCCTTGTCAGACAACATTTTGCTGCAAATTTTCTGCGATAACGGTGAAATACCTTTGGCTTCTTTGAATGATAAGATTGGCAATATCTCCTCGTCAATAGCACTGCTCACTTATGATGTTAATGAAAGCGTTAAGATGTATTATGCCTCATTATCTCCTTCGGAGGGGATATATACAGTAACTATAGGCGATAAGGAATGTGAGGAATTCTGTGTGTGTGAGAATATAGGTGATTCTATATTGATTGAATATTCCCATAAGGATAATAATTCTGCATTTGATAATATATTCTGGATTGATGATGTTCAGCAGATGTTTCAGTTCAGAATAATAGGAGGATTCAAACCGGATGGGGTGGACTTAAAAGTTGAGAACGAACAGTTCGTGAACCAGAAGCAGGAGATAATAGAAATGTATTCTCTTCCTTATAAGACATTTGATTTTGTATTTGGGACAAGTCGTGGTGTTCCGTATTATATAGCGGAGTTCATAAATAAGTTACTTTGCCTTTCTCACGTTAACATAGACGGTAATTTGTATGTACGGGAAGGGGATTCTGTCCCGGAAAAGCTTGATACAATAGGTAAAAAACAGATGTTTATATATAAAGTGACTTTACGCCCTAGAGAAAACGATATTGCTGGGATCGGAGGCAAAACTGAGATCGCAACTTCTTCTTCAGGTATAGCATTTTTGCTAACTAATCCTGAAGAGGACGATGTGTTAAAATACAAGAAGGCGCAAGCTGCTTTTGTTAATGAAAATTATGTGTAATCATGGCTAGAAATCATCCTATAAAGATATTGTGGTACGGTTCGGAAACGGATGCAGAAGGAAATCCGATTATACCGAAAATATCCCCATCATTTGAAAAGCGATTGGAAGGGTTGAATGAGGGTGAGATATACATACATAATGATGATAAGAATCCTTCTATTTACATAAGGACCAATAAAGACCGGGTTGTTGCCATATCGGGAAGTGCAAATATAGAGGAACTTTTCAAATACTTCCTTCGTAAAGATAAAGAAGATTTTGCCAATGAGCTGATCACTTTCTTGAAAGGTCTTTTGATTGGTAAGAACGGTAGTGGAATCACTGTACTTGAGAACGGTATGTCACAGGCTGTTGTTGATTATCTGTATGTCAAGGTCAAAGCCGTTTTTGACGAGCTTGAAGTAAAGAAGAAGACGTATGTAGGTGGCGAGCAGGTGATTTCCCATGCAGGCATGAAATGCAACCGTGTGGATGAGTTGGATAATGTCTACCGTTGTTACTTCAAGGAAGAGGAAGACGGAATTGAGATAGAGAACCAGTTTACCCCGGGATCTCTCGCCATCGCTCAGGAGTGCAATATCAAGACAGGCGTTTCTCATCATGTCGGCAACCGCTATTACTGGCGGTTGGTCACAGCAGTAGGTGAGAATTATATAGACCTGTCCAAGACAGTGTGTGATCCTAATGTCGAGAACGATGTTCCGGTGGCAGGTGATGATATCGTGGGATTAGGCCATAAGACCGATATCACCAGACAGGCGGCGATAATTCTCTCTTCGGTGAACGAAGTTTCTCCGTCCATCATCATGTATCAGGGTATTAATGATTTTACCTTGACCGGGAAAGATGTCATTTCTTTTGATTTTGACAGGTCTACCGGCAAGGCCCGGATGAAGGTGTACGGAGATACGTACATTGGTGACAAGGGCCGGACCACTTACATGGAATACACTCAGGATAAAGGTGTTGATATCAAGGGTATGTTCCATATCGAAAAAGGCTCCACCGGATGGAAGAATATGGAAGGCTTGCCGGATGAGATACAGGCGGCCGCAGATCTTGCCCAAGAGGCCAAGGATGCGATAGACAATGCGGCTGTCGGAAGTGTCAATCTGTTGCGCAATTCCGGATTTACGGGAGATTATGAGACAGAGGACCTGTCTGCCGCTACCGAGCTATCGGCGGATACCGAACTTTTTAGCAAGCAACTGGAATATTGGACGGGTGTGGCTACCGTATCTGCGGACAGTGATGCCGGCTCCGGGTACTCTGCCGCAATCGGTAGTTTGTCCCAGTCCGTATCATTGATTAAAGGAGAAAGTTATGTTATCAGTTATAAAGCAAAGGGTACGTCTGTGTCTGTTTCGTGCGGTTCTTTCAGTGTTTCTCAGCCTCTCACATCCTCTTATCAGAGATATACCCATAAGATTACCTTCAATGGCAGTGGTATATTTCTCATCAGTGGTACCGCAACCGTTTGTGATCTTCAGTTAGAAAGAGGAACCATTGCCACAGACTGGAAACCGTCCATTTTGGATAACGACAAGGCAACAGCCGGTTTTCAGTCAATCAATTATATCGCCAGCGCGATTAAGGATGGATCTGTGGATATCCTTGGCGGTTTGATATTGGCCAATATGATTCAGTTAGGTAACTACAAGGATGGCAAGTTACAGAAGGTCACTGCCGGAGTAAGCGGCATATACAATGACGATGATGATGTGGCATTCTGGGCAGGTGGCACGCTTCAACAGGCTATATTAACCGTAATGAGGTTTCGTAATGATCCTAATTACCAGCCTACGGATGAAGAATGGGCGAATATGGCGAACTTTGTCGCTACTCATGGCGGTAATGCTTTTTTTCGTGGATATATCTATGCTTTGGGCGGATATTTCCGGGGAAAAGTTGAAATAGCCAATGGCAAGATACTGTTGAATGAGGATGGTTCCGGGCAGCTTGCCAATGGGAACATCAAATGGGATGCAGATGGAAATCCTGAATTTGTTGGAAAAGTAAAAGTCAAGTCTTCAAATGGCTATACAATAAGCATTGAGCCGGAAAATGAATATGGAATCCCCTCAATAGAGATGCGTGATAATACGAACGCCTCCCTGATAGATATATCATGCATATACGGACTGAAAGGGTTGATTCCCATGGTTTCTATGTTTGACCCGAATAGTAATGATGTTTTGTATTTCCGCCCGGACAGTATGGTTGTCGAGCAAAAAGGAAGTGACGGTTATATATATCAGACCCAGATAATGGGAGGACGCATAATTATGGTTAAAGGTTCTGAGATTGTATGGGATCAGAATATGTTGCCCAAATAAAGTGAAGTGATATGGAACTGAATACTATTAACAAAACTGGTACTTGGAGTGAGGCGGCAGATCGGCTTAACTACAATTTTAGTAAGACTTCTACCGAGATTGATAAGGTCAAGCAGAACAGTGTCCGCAACAAGGGATTGTTTTCTACGGAAGAAGCATTGCATGCTGCTGTCCCATCTCCAGTTGTGGGCGACTGGGCTGTCGTGGGGGATACCATACCCGGTCCTATATATGATTGCAAGATAAAGGGGAAATGGAGTCCTACAGGAACAACCGGAGGCGGTGGAAGTGTTGACCTTTCCGGCATCTTGACAGCCGAGGAGATAGACGATGTAACATCAATATTATAGTTATGAGAATCAATTATCAGTCCGATTTTAAGATCATAGAGAAGAACTTGAACGGGGATGTGAATACTCCTTTCCGGTTCACTTACTTCAATCCGTTCAAGGGAAAGTTCATAGCCTCCTTTGACGGGCATGAGTATGTCGGTTGCAGCCGCATGGAAGACGGCAACCTGCTTGTCGCTTTCGACAATCCCTGTTTCTCTCCCGGTATGCTGAAGGTCAAACGTGAATACTTCATATCCGATTCCGACTTTCAGGATGGCATCTGCAACCTTGTTTCCGTTGAAGATACAGGAATCGTACTGACTACCGGGAAAACCGATGAAAGCACGGTGGAAATAACATCTTATCCCGATTATGCCGCATATAATTCGATTCAGGCGTTCCCATTGTCGGATAATGAATATGAAGATGTGCTGAGTGATTTTGTACCTCCTCTGCCACCGGAAGAGGAAGAAGAAACAGTTACTAATTTAGAATAGGAGATTTATTATGGTAAAAATGCATAAACTGACCAAAGGTGGACAAACCATATTCCCGGCTACCATCTATGACGCTGTGGTCAACCCCAATACACGAAAAAATATGACTACGGAACTTTCCGAAATAGATGCTAGAATAGAATTTTCCGATATATCAATACAAGACGAAGCTATTATTGGTATTGGGGAAGCAAATAAAATAATAAGAATAAATAAAACACTTTTTGAAAAAGGAAAAGTTAAAATAACAGTTGATAAATCTAATTTTCCGTCAGATATATCATATAATGGGTGTCAAATAAGAGATAATAATGGGATAGAAAAATACACCAAAGTATCTGAAGAATTTGAAATAGATTCATTTGCTTCTATTGGGTATTTTACAATAGGATTTTATTTCTATCAAGCAGTACAATCCGAAGTTATTATACCATACAGTATAAAAGTCTTATATGGCAGCCCCTATGAAGAAGAAACAAGAGTTATGGTTAATAAGAATAATGAAGATAATTCAAATTTTATACCGTCATATGGTAGCCATATTTACAACTATACATTAATTAATATGTATATTGGTTCTAACGGGAATTGGCAAAGATTTGTAGGTAAGGGGGAAAGTTTATTAATTCCAGCTGACAATATTAAAAAGTTATATGTAATTGGTAATGAAATACATACTTCATCTATTTATCAACTTACAGCAGATTTGAATATTAAGAGTGAACAGGTTGCTAATGTTACAGAAGGTACTGAATTTATAAATTTAACACTGAAAGAATATAAAGTAATTGAAATTGCACAAAATACAAAATATATATCCATTATTATAAATGATGGTAATGGTAATGATAGAAGTCCATATTATATTGGTGTTGAATACATTAAAAATGAAAATAATCAAACATATAAAGAGTTGATTGATTATAATGATTATGAGGAAACAATACAAGGAGCATTAATCGGGAATGACTATTGGTGGCAAAATGATGCAACAGCAGGATGTGAAATTGTCAAAATAAATATTGAGGGGTATAATAAGATTAAAATCTTAAGCAATAGAGGTGCAACAACGATATCAGGAGCCATATTGAAAGATAATGCCACACAAACAAATAATGCACCATTACCATTTGCAGATGGTATTTCTGAACGATTTATGTTTTCTGATACAATTCCTCACGAAATTGAACTACCATATAACGCAAAATATATGTATATCAATGCTAAAATTTCAGATGGGGATATTATCATACCATACGTACAATTAATTAAAGACCAAACGGTCACAATCAATAGACTAAATAAGAAAATACAAGAAACAAATTACTATAATATAGGGAAGGAAACTACTACTAAAAGATTTGAAAATTTTGATAACTATGAAATAGTTGGTATTACTCCTACATTATCTATAGTAAAAGACAGCAGTGGAAATTATGATACGCCACCTATTGAAATAAGTGGTGGAATTATTACTAATGTTTCTGTAATTGAGGATGGGGGAGCGACAGAAAAACCTGCATATTGCGTACATAGTGACCGAGATAATAACATTGAAAATAAAATAGTTGTTGATAATTGTATATTTGATTCCAATTCAAATGCTTGCTGGGGTGTAGGTACAAGAAAAAAATACGAAATGATTTTTAGGCATTGCGTATTTATACAAAGAGCAACAGTTGATGACCCTGCAATAAGTGGAGATACGCATTCGTGGTACAGTCACAATACTACATCTAATGAGGTGCTGACAAAGGAACATAAATCAATAATAAGATTTTGGAAATGTATTTTTATTTCGGATACTGGAGAACCAATGTATCTACAAGATTGGTCAGTAAATGATTCTGATGATAAAATAGATTTCTGCGAATTTGAGTTTATCGGATGTAATTTTGCATGGAAAGGCAATACAGAAGATGCTGTTAAAATAGACTATAAAGGAGGTGTACCTGAACTCAATTCTAAAGAATTTAAGAGACATCTTATATTATCTGATAAATCTACAGGGAATAATGTGTCTTGGCTTAATGCGTAGAGTAACCCGGAAAGTTATCAGTAACACTCAAAACATATATTTATGATACGAGAATTAATCATCAGAATAATGAACCGTCTGTCCGTTGAAGTGCATCCGGATGAGGAATGGTAAAAGTGGAACAGGATATATGGAGCTTAATACAATTAACAAAACAGGAACTTGGAGCGAAACGGCAGACCGCATCAACAGCAACTTTAGCAAGATCTCCATTGAGGTTGAAGAGATAAAGCAGAACGGCGGTGGCGGCAGTGGTGGCGGAGGGGGAGATGTCACTAACGCTGACCATGCCACATCTGCATACACGCTGGATAAGAATACGCCTGTGCTTGACTGGTTCCTTTCCGCATTGAACGATGATGATGCGCAAGGGATCATTAATTACCTCAAAGGTCTTAAGATAGCCGGGAATCTGATAAACCGCATCGTAAAGCAGGGTGACAAGGATGTCACCTACACCGATGAGGATGTGATGAGCGCATTACGTGTAATGACTGAGATAGAGAACAGCGCGGAGAAACTGAAAGAGATATTCTTGCGGAAGGACGTGGCGGATTCCACTAAGTACTTGTTATCCTTATTGGGCGGAACTGTCATTAAGAAATATGCCAAGTTCGGTGATTTCGTTACTGGTGTAGATGGCGGTTTCATTAATGAGAAGGGTGATATTGAAATGGGAAGCGGAGTTTTCCGAAAACGTTTGTTTGTACCTGAAATAGCCTATAACCGTACAACCTATTTCAAAGGACGTATGGTAAACTCCCCCGGTGGTGGTTGTACCGTATTGTCATACGTGGATAACGGCGATGGAACCTACACCATCACTCCCGATCTGACAGATGCGGACGGATTGAGCCAGTTTGTTGATGATATCCTTACCACCTATTTTGTGACTAAGAATAGCGAAGGCAAACTGAACGGTTTTGAAGAAATGAAATTCCGTGTGACTGCCGCAGATTATACCGCCAAGAAGTTTACTGTCATTCCCCGTCCGGGGCATTCTGACTGGAAACCTGCCGAACAGATGGTATTGGCACAAACAGGTAACTTTACGGACCCGGAACGTCAGACTTATATACTTATTGATTCAGTCAACGGAAACAACTGTATTACATTCTTTGACAATGCCAACACTTGGGACCCGGAGCCGGCACAGATGAAGAGCTGGTTCGGCAAGAAGAAGGGTATGACTGTAGCCGGTATTAATGCGGACAGTTACTCAGCCGTCCTTCAAAACATTATCATGACCGGGCTTATCTTTCAGGTGGATGAGATCACCGGACAGACAGTGCGTGTTCCGTTGGACAAAGGTGAATGGGTTGCAGGTAAGTACGCCTATTATGACCGGGTGTCACATAACGGGGCTTTGTGGTTGTGTGTTGATGATAATGGAACGACAACAGAACCGTCAGATGATAATCCGGCATGGTTGAAACAAGTGGCGGAAGGGCAAAAAGGTGAACCGGGCTTGTCTGTTGTAGGTGGCGGTCATTGGGAATCCTCCAAAACCCCGTACAAAGCCAATACAATGGTCACTCTTGCCAATTGTGTCTTTATATCCAAGGTGGAAACCTCCAATCCTCCCATCAGAATATTGCGTGTCAAAGGTGGCAATTTCTTAAGAAAGAAGGACGGTGGTTATTATCTTGCCGGGAAACCTGCCGACTGGGAGGTTAACGAAGACTGGGATATGCTGCTTGACGGGCGTGAACTGAAAGGAGAGAGCATCACAGCCGCGGGTCATTGGGAGTCGGCCAACACTCCGTATGCGAAAAACAGTACAGTGTCATTTGCCGGAGGATCTTACTTAAGCAAGGTTCAAACTTCCAATCCGCCACTTCCGCTTCTTTGTGTGAGAGGTGGGCGTTATCTAAGGAATAAGGATGGAGGTTACATACTTTCCGGGAAGAGATCGGACAAGGCTGTCAACTCCGACTGGCAGGAAATGACTTCCGGTGTCGAACCGTCCGCTTCGTACTGGCTTGACAGCCCGGTAAGCACAATAAACTTTACCAGTACGGGCACACCGTCACCGTCAGCATTTGTCGTTACCATGAAACAGAATGTAGGCGGTAATGTGAGCGATACGAACAGGTTCTATCTTGCTGCACGCAAATATAACGGAAGCTGGCTGGCTCATGTAGGCGCTACCCTAAGCAATCAGATATCCGTACCTGCAACAGCCGGATACACCCAGTTCGCCGTCCGGGCTTATAAATCCGCGTCGGACGCAAACGCATGGAATAATAATTTTGTCGCTGAAAAAGGTGTGGGGGTTGCTAAAGACGGAGCTACAGGAGCGACAGGAGCAACAGGGGCGTTTCCCCGTGACAGAGGTGTATTCGCATCAGGACAGACTTATGTCTGGAATGCGGATTACCGGGATAAGGTCATATATCTGATCGAGGGAGTCTATTATAATTTCCTTGTAAAGAATTACGGTGCTTCCGTTACCACTGCACCCACATCAGCCAACGGGGATTCCAACTGGGAAGCCATGCAGAAGTTTGTGAATATCGCTACTGATACCTTGTTTGCCGATGGTGCGAATGTGGCCGGATTCATGTTCAAAAACAATGTGCTTAAATCCCACAACGATGAAGGTGAAACTCTTCTTATCAATGGCGTAACCGGGTATTTCAAATGTAAGAATGCAGAGATTACTGGAACAATCACATCTACAAAAGGGAATATTGGTGGTTTTACCATATCATCTGCAAGTTTGGAGGCTGTTAGCGGAAATAATGCCATGCTCCTTTCCGCCAACTTGGTAAGATTTACCGGAAGTTATTCAAGCGTGTTTATTGGAGCGGATACTTTTCCTTCATCTAGTGGGGGGGCAATATTATGCCCATCCCGTATTTCGGTTAATAGGAATATAACGAATACGGCGTATGGCAATGTGGGCATGTATTTTGACATACAAGGTTCCCATGCTTATGATGATAATGATTTTCAGTATACCGGGAATCATGCGTTGTATATCGTCAAGGGGGACATCTGTGGGTTTAGGCTCAGATTGCGCAGAATAAGCAAGAGCACAACTTTGTCAGTGATGGATAGTGTTATCATGGCTGTAACGTCCGGTATTACGCTGACTGTTCCGTCCACTGCGGAAGACGGGCAGTTCTACTGGATAAGAAACGTTTCTGGTGGTGATGTGACCATAGCCGGAACAAATCTTGTCGGCTGGAATTCCGGGGAGGTCAGCACTTCGATAGGTTTGGCCAAGTCAAAGGCGGCAGCAATGTATTATGACAAGCATAATAACAAGTGGTTTATGAATTGGATTGATTGTTGGAACTAAAATGTAATGATTATGAAAATAAATTTTAAACAGTTCCCCATGTACACGGGGATAGACAAGAAAGAAATGGTTGCCTGTGATGTGGCATATAGCTTGGCAAATAACCTTTATACCAAAGTGCCTGATAATATCGGAGCACATTGTCTTGCTGAGAAGATCTATAATATGGAAGGCAATGTGGACTTAAGCGGGCAGGAGATTGAAATAATCCGGTTCGCTTATCCGACCTTTACCGGAGCATTTGCCGATTCGTTTGAACATTATTTGGAGACATATAAAGAAAAGGAGGAACAACATGAAAATTGAGAATTTGGAACGCGCCAGCCGGATCAATGACGAACTGGCGAAACTGAAGCTGGCGAAGGAAACGTTGAATAATGGCGGCTATGTCCGTATCTACAGCAGCACCCGGTCAAGTGCCGGATGTGTGGAGCTAGATATAGCGAACTTCAATGATGAGGTGAACACGTGTATAGACAACCATATCATTGAGCTTGAATCTGAAATAGAAACTTTATAAAATTAGGATATTATGAGTGATTTGAATTTAGACAATATTGTTGGCTTCAAAGCTGTGGATAAAGACGATAACGAACAGAATGTGACAGTAGATGAAATGGTGGATATGGTTTCCACAAGAATGGTTATGGCTTTGTCAGAAACTTCAACATTTGCTGCCGCTGCTGCAACAGGAAATGACGTGTATGAAAATGAACTTCCGACTGTGACAGATGCCGCAAATGTAAGAGTTTTACAAAGTAGCGGAGATGCCGCACAAATGACGATGCAGTCACTTGCATCAAAACTGGGAG